CTAAGCTCCCCCATTTGCGGGATTCGCCTTACCGATCGAGCCACGGTTCTGCTCCTCCATGGCCGCGAACGTCTTGGCGTCTTCCTGCATGCCGATACCAACTTGGCTGAGTTGGTGATGCAGCGTCGCACGCTGGTCAACCCATGCTTTGTGTAGATCCACGAGGGCAGAGGCCGATTCACCGATCCAACCGGAAGAGGCCTCCTCGATCTGATCGTGATGGCCCGCATGCTCGTCGCGGGAGATCTTCACCGCGTCAAGAATCGACTCACCGTGCCGGTGAAGATCTGCGGGCCTCACATTGAAGGTCTCACTCATCGCCGTACCCTTTCCGGCACACCGGCCGTGGTCACTCGAACTTCACGTCCCAGCCAAGGGCTTTGTAGCGGCGCACTTCTCGTTCCCGCGCGGCCTTTTCGGCTTTCTCCTGCTCGGACCAGTCACCGATAACCCCCGGTGAAGCTGCTGGCATGTCGCCCATGAACTCGTCGGTGTTGTCGTAATTGATCAGGATCTGCGGCGTCGCGTGATCGTCATCGTCTTCATCCTTGCCACCGCGACCGTGTCCACCGGCGCCGCCCATCATTCCCATGGGGCCCATGCCACGTACGCCGGCAGCACCCACACCAGCAGGATTCACGCCACCACCGCCAGCGCCAGCTGCGGCACCGCCCGGCAAGCCCGCCCCACCGCGCAGCGCGCTCAGCCCGCTAGGTCCGCCCACACCTGAACCTGCCCCACCGACACCCGTACCCGTCGACGACGGCGAGAACCCAGCCGCGGTCGTGCTACCGATCGGCAGGCCAGAACCACCCGAGCCAGAACTCAAACCAGAACCAGCACCACCAGAACCCGCGCCCTGGCCACCACCCGGAGTGCCGCCACCGGAACCACTGCCCTGGCCGCCCTGTCCTTGACCTGCGCCAGCCTGCTGACCCTCACCACCGGCAAGTTGCGGTTTAGTGTCCTTGCTGGCCACGCCGTCCGAGGATGACGGCGGGGTTTGAGTACCGCTGCCGGAACCGCCTGAACCAGAACCACCACCGCCGTTGTTGCCGCCAGGCCCAGCAGGCATCGGGCCGCCAGCAGTAGTATTCGAGTCCTCCGTGAACTTGGGCCGGTCAGCCTCCAACGGTGAGGTATAAAGTCGCTGCGCCTCAGCCCTGACCGCCTCCAGCAGCTTCTTTTTGGAGTCAGCATCGGTGTCATCGGGCGGCACTGGATACGCCTGCGCGACCCGCGAAGACTGCGAGAGCACTTCTCCGTCCTGGAACAAGGCTGTACTCATCTTGCCCGCTTTGGCGGACGTCCCACTCTCCGAATTGAGTTCGCGTTCCTTGGTGGTCATCTCATCGAGCGCAGCCTCCGGGCCTTTACCCGTCCAGAAATCTGGCTCTGCCAGTTTGGATTTAGCATTCCCGTACGAGACGGCTGCGTCCGAGAGCTTCGTGTACACATCGCTCCAGGTATTAGCCAAAGTGAACGCGTTGTCCGCCTTCAGCGCACCTAGCTTCCCCACAATGTCGGCGTGAGAACGGCTCGGCCATCCATCGTCAGCCATGAAAATCGCCTCCCTGCTCGTGCCCTACTTGGGCAGCTTCTTGGCTGTATCTGTTGCAATGCTCATCGCCTTGGTACAGGCATCGGGAATCACCTTCTGCGCCTTTGGATCGCGTACGCCAACGATCGTTCCCACGGATGCTTTTTGAGCAGGAAGCTCCACATAGCAGACACGCTGCGGGTCAACCTCATCGCGCCATCGCACCGCGGCGAGCCCCTCGACGGTCACTTGTTCGGATCCAGGGAACAGGTCCTGGTTGAGGTAATCCGTAATGGGCCGGTTAAGCACTGTCTGCTGTACGTCCCATCCATCCCCGGACCAGGCGCAGCCCCGCTGCAGCGAGGGCGTGTTGGCGAGGTCTTCAACCGAACCCGGTTTGACACCCCATGCCCGCAATTCATCTGCTGAATACGCAAGGCAGGGATCAAAGCTCGTCCCGTTGTTGTTGTCCGTCGGGGCCGGGTGCGGGCCCGGCAATGTATTGGTGACCGGCATCGAAGCCGAGGCTGAGACTGATTGATTGCTCGCGGGTGTATCAGTTTTCGCGATGCCCCCGGTGGTGTCGGTGCATCCTGCGGCATTCAGCGCAACTATGCAGGCGGCTATCGGCAACGACATGAGCCAGCGCATCAGTAAACAACGCTCGCTTGGTACGCACCGAAGTTGCCGGCGTTGTAATCGTCCTGGTTCTTGTACAGCAGCTCCATCGCCAGGAAATGGTCAATCTGCTTCTGCACTGCATCCCTGTCGGCCGTAATTTTGGCGCGCGCCTCCGTTGACTGGTCCTTGTAGAACTTGGTGACCTCATAGCCGGTTTGCAACTCGCCGAACCCCGCGACCTCTTGAGCACGCTCGGCTGCTTTCAGCGCATCGTTCAGCGAATCACGCACAACTAGGAGCTTCTGCGCCATGGTCTTGCCGGCGCCTTCTTCCATGTGCAAGATCCCCTGTGCTCCCGTGGCAGCGCGCTCACGATCCTCAGGGCTCATCCCGGCCATATCGAACTGATAGTCCCGAACACTCACCGCTGACCTCGCGTTTCGTCGTCACAACTGGCATTCATCTAGATACGACGATGCAGGGAGCGATCCGGTTCCATCAATCTTCAAGAAAATCTGCGATCGCACGGCGGCCCAGATACGTCTGCTAGACCGCGCTCAACTCCCTGATCCAGGGAGTGTCAACGGTCATCCGGAACAAGCGGATGGCATCAGCCGGAGCACTGTCGCCCATCAGCCGCAGACAAAACGTCAAGCATCACCCGACGTCATGACACTTTGTAGGCGGGCGAGGTTCGAACCCGCGACCAACGGATTATGAGAACTCGCCACCTGGCGTTTCAAGGTCAGGCCAGAGCCTCGGTTGAAGCGCCGCGCGATCCGTTTGAACGCATTGAATGCCCTGCGATTCAATTGCTTCCGCCCCGTGACCGACTCAAACACGGTCACGTGAATGCCTTACCGCTGGTCGGCTCACCGGCCCGACTGCTTGCCCGCTTGCTGCTCACCTTCGCAAGGCGGGGTTTAGTTGGGTAAGCCGCAGATTGGTTCGGCGTGGTTCAATCATCGCCGTTGAATCAGCTTGTAACATGCGGAAATGGCCGACGAACTGCAAGACATACTGAATGGGACTACCGGCCAATTTTGGACGGACCTGGATAAAGTCTTGAACCACGAAGAAGCCGCGAATGGACATGTGGAACTCAAAGACGACAGACTGATCCACATAGAGACGGTGACAAATCTTCATCCGTATACAGCCTCGACCGCCAGCCGAGAAATTCCACGAGTCATATATGGTTCAACTAAACCCGCCGGCGCCGTGTTCTACGATATCTCTGGAATTAGCAGTAACAGCAACATCGGTGGCGTTAGGTCTTCCTCAGAATCTTATCGATTGCAGTCAGTCCTCTCAAACGTGAATTTACGCAACGTCGCTAGCGAGAAACTGACAAGAATGCTTGTGACTTTCCCCAGAGTAATGTTCTGGTCGGGTATAGGCGGCGTGGCAATGAAGAGGCACACCGACGCAGTAGGCCGTTCCAAATCTGTAGATGCCAAACTTCGTCCATCAAAAGAGATTACAGCGCCGGTACGGCGCGGAATCGAAGTGTCCTTCTCGTCTCATTGGTCAGTTTCAGGACCAGATGACGTCCGAGTGCTTAAGAATCCGTTGGCAGTTGTCACCAAGAGCACGAAGCCGAGACAATGGGAGGATCACCTTGAGCCTATTCTTGCCGTGCAAGACCTCATCAACATGGCTTACGAAGGCTTCGTAGTTGCCGACGTCGGCACAGCAGATATCGAGCTGAAGCAAGAGAGTGTTTTCTCACGGTCTCCTGAACTCTGGATTAGCCGCATTATGACGGTTCCGCCAGGGAGCAAAGCACCAAAATCAATGAATGAATACCCCGTATTCAACCTTCCGCAGATTGGCGGAATTAGAGGGGTAGACGGCTGGATTGAGCTATCACGCAAGCACGGACGTGCAACTGGGCCAATCAGCAAGATTTACCGCTTCGGCCGCGGCCTGGCAGTGGAAACCCGATGCATGGAGATTGCCGCTGCGATTGACTATTGGTCAGAGATTCATCGCAGAGATGGAGTGGCGTGGGCAGGGGAACCAAACGGAAGTTTGACGCAATGTCTTGCGAAGTTCGCAGGCTCGGCTTTCAAGGAGTTTGTTGGAGATCTAGATGTGTGGTCAAAGATTTTCCGAGATACGTACAATCGAATCAAGCACGAACCCGTCTTCTCATACGACGCCGAAGACGTTTACACTATTACGCGGTCAGCGGAAATCCTTCTCCAATCAGCACTGCTGAATCGCATTGCGCGGAATAAGAAAATGACAGGAATAATCTGCGACAGTCACCGCAACTATCAAATTGGCATCGACGTTCGACAAATCGTTGCGCGGGGCCAGCTATGAGCGAATTTGAAAGGCAGCTCACCTGCTCCGGGTCTCAGATTTCTACTATCGGACACATTGCGATAGTTCATCAGCCACTCGTTGATGTAGTGAGACCGGGGCGAGAAAAATTGTCAATTGACTGGAGTCAGATTCAGCTTGAACCGTTGGTCTTGAGGTGAGGAAAGGCGCTGCGGTGCTGAGGAACTCCTCGGTGAAACCGCTCGGTCTTGCCCCCGCCGCTGGCATCTGATGCGGACAGCCCTTCGGTCGACGCAACCGATCCGCCAACCCTCCAGGCCTTGCGCCTCATAACGAGCCAACCACACATGCAACGTCTGGCGCGACACCTCCACCTTGAAGGCCACCTGCGACGATAACCCGTCACTGATCACGGTCAACACGGCTTGATACCTCTGCTCGACCACGCTCAACTCCCTCATCTAAGGAGTGTCAAGGATCAACCGAACCAGGAGTAAAGCATCAGCCGAAACACCGTAAAGCCACACCCGACACAGAAACGCCAAGCATCACCCGACGTCATGCACCTCTATTTGTAGGGCGGGCGGGGCTCGAACCCGCGACCAATGGATTATGAGTCCACGGCTCTAACCAACTGAGCTACCGCCCCATCGCTGCTCAGGGTGCATTTCCTGACTAAATCCTAAGCCAACTGTAGCCTAGACTGTAGCCTAACGGTTTTCGCTCCGAGCCTAGAGAGCATACCGAGAGCCGTTACGGGCCACCGCACCCCGTTGCTGGGAAGCATCGCCGCAGGTCCAGAAACGAAAAAAGCCCCCGGCTCAACCATGCTGGGGGGAAGCACGGGAGCCGGGGGCGGCTGTGAAGCGAGGGGCCTAACCAAATTCGATTGCGGTCTGTTCTACCTGAACGTCGATCACGCCAGGCTCTTCCGGGGTGATGTCCTGGCCATCGTTTCCGAACCGCGTGACGAGTAGAACATGAGTGTTCTCGCATTCGCCGAATACCTCGCGGGCCAATTCGGTGGCGGGTGGGTCCTCATGCCCCTCGGATACCCAGCTGTTGCTGCCGATCTGATGGCGGCATGCCGGGGCGATGTATAGGTTCGCATCACTCATTGGTGATTCGCCGTCTTCGGTCATCACAAGCATGCCGCCTGGCAAGTCCTTGATTGCCTTACGCAGCTGGGCGACGGTGAACATACCCCAATTCTATTGAGGATTGGCGCTAACGGCGGGGTCTAGGAGTCTTGCTGTTCGAGGTGCCGGAACAGCTCCGGTGGCGGTTCGGGTAGTGGATGGGCGCGGTCTCCCACTCCCCAGGAAAGAACATCACGGATGTAGCGCAACGCGATCCGCAGTAGATCGCGGGCCTTCGAGTGCTGGTCGCGCTCAACCTCGAGCGCACCCTCTACGGTTTCCAGCTTCTCTTCAAGCTTGGTCACTCGATCAGCGAGGGCTTCATAGGCTTCGGTGAACTTGGAGAAGGTGTTGCTCTTGCGGGATAAGAGTGCGACACCAAGCGAGGACAAGAGCGATGAGCCAGCGATCAAGCCGACTACCTCAGCCACATTCACCGCGGAGTACCCGTCGACAGGTCGATCGCCTCAATGCGCGCGGACTCCGCGACGTACGCACGAGCGAACTCGGGGTCGCGGGCCTCAAGTTCAAGTAGCCTATTGAGCGCATCGTTTTTAGACATAGCGGTGTCCTCTCATTTCAAATTCGCCCGAGAAGGGCGGATCACGTGTCGGTGGTCGGGCATAGAGTTCTTTTCGTGGTGGGCATAGAGACAGTGCGTTACACCTACCGTTTGCGCCCTGGCGCAACGGCTGAGCGTGGGCTCCTCGCAGAGTGGGACCGCTGCCGGTTTCTGTGGAACGAATCTGTCCACATGCAGCGCACCGGGCAGAAGCCCACCTTTGCCAAACTTGGAAAGATGCTGACCGAAGCCAGGCGTACAACCGGATGGCTTCGGGAAGGATCGCAAAACGCCCAGCAGCAGATGCTCCGCACCTACGCGCAAGCGTTGGGCAATTCGTTTACCGTGAAGGGCCGTGGCAGACCGGCGTTCAAAGCGCGGAAGAAAACGCTTCCGACACTGGAGTACACCACTCGCGGATTCTCCCTCAATGGCGGTCGGCTGATCCTGCCTAAAGGTGTCAGCATCCCGGTGGTGTGGTCGCGGGAACTTCCCTCCCCGCCAACCTCTGTGAACATCTATCGGGACTCTCTCGGCCATTGGTACGCCTCGTTTGTCACCCGCCGCGAAACGGTACGGGTTCCACAGCCGGATTCCGCAATAGGCATCGACTGGGGCGTATCCACGGTGGCGAATACCACCGACGCCCGCTTTGACTTGCAATACCTCGGCCACCGTCGGATGTGTGCCGCGCAACTCGCAAAGGCTCAACGCAAGATGGCGCGTAGGCACCGCAAGGGTGGCAACCAGTCCCGCCGATACCTCGACGCCAAGCGGGAAGTGGCGAAGTTGCATAAGAAAGCGGCGCGACAAACCCAGCACGCATCCCGAGTGTGGGCCAAAACCGTTGTGGACAACCACGGGCTGATTGCCGTCGAGGACTTCAGGCCGAAGTTCCTCGCCAAGTCCACGATGGCTCGCAAGGCCGCTGATGCGGCTATCGGCGCAGCTAAGCGTGAACTAATCGACAGAGGGCGACGGGCTGGCCGAAAGGTGGTGATGGTTCAGCCCGCGTACACGACGATGACGTGCAGTGAATGCTTTGCGATAAACAAGCGGCTGGAACTGGGCGTGAGAACTTTCCACTGTGAGTCCTGCGAACACACCGCCGGCCGTGATTGGAACGCCGCCAGAGTGATTCTGGCTGTGGCAGAACGGGGCCACACAAGTGTTGACGCCGTAAGACAATCGCTATCCGCCTCCGGGTTGGTCGCGGCTGCTAGCTGAGCTTGAAATCCCCGCCTTGGGTATGGGGAACCGTTACTTCAGTGAAGCCAACAGATGGATTAGGTCGAGCTGTTCGGGGATGAACCGCAGCAGGCCGGTGGTGCGCAGCAGATGAACGGCCACTACCCCGATCACGGCGGAGCTGAGGAACATGTGGGACTGCCCGTACCGTGCAGTGGCGTCACTGAGCAGTTCTCCGGGCGGGCAAGCTATCTCGTAGGCGACGATCCCAGCAGCCATAGTGATCCACGCCCAATCAGATGGATGTAAAGCCATGGGAACCCCTTCGCGATTAGGTTGTGGATAAGTTAGAAACACGCAGGCGGCGGGCTATTTTGTCCGCGACGCCGGATACATCAAATAGATGGGCGCGGTACGGTGAGCTAGTTCCCTGCGCGCTCTCCTCGCGCGGGGCCTAGACACCGCGATTTACGCTGGAGCGGCGTAAAGTTGGAGCTGGTTCGGCGAAGGTGCTTTGAGCCTGGATTGACAGGCTTGAGACGGCACCCCGGCCACGACGGTGAAACGAAGTCCTCCGCGCGGCGGTTGCAAACGCGGCGCACTTGGGCAGAGGCGCATTGCGCGCCGTAGACACCTAGTCGGCTGGGTTCAATTCCCAGGCGCCGAACCTCACGCCTTGCTTTTTGGTACGGTTCTGACACTGATTTGGGCGCATCCGTACCATCCCTGTGGATAAACCTCGGTGATGTCGGAGAAGCGGAGTAAAGTTGGCGATGCATCCCCATGCAGGAAGTTACGGGGCTTCGGCTCGGTGGACCGGACCCCCGCGTTCAGCTCTCTTACGCGGGGGCCTTTCACTACCTAGACCCCGTGGATGCTGCTGTAGCGCCGTAAAATTGAGGGATGGGTCAACCACCAACACCAGCCCAGGGCCGCAACGGTCGATGGGTACGCATCGGCGGCGTCTCGGTCGACTCGGCCATGGCCGCGATCACCGACCCCGCTTTTGCTCCGGCCAAGTATCCAGGAATCGGTAGTGGTCACAACCTATTCAGTAAGTACGGGTCCGGGGTGCAGTTTTCGGCAGGATTCGGTGATGGCGGCTACGACATCTGGGCATGGATAGTGGACTACGGCATTGATGAGAGTGATGAGCGGATCGCCCAGATAGTCGTCACACTGATCGACGATGAAGACCTAGCCCATTGGAACAGCCAGCCGTAGTCACTCAGTTCGTTCTAGGTGTTCTATACCGTTGGCGACTAAACCGTGTGTAGCCTAGGGCGATTGGTTCTCACCTTCGTACACGCCGTAGGTGTGCTCTATGGTGCCGTCCGCTTGGACTCTCTCGAAACCGACCATGAGCACGAAATCTGATACCCGCCAGCCCGGTTCTTGATCCATCGCTTCAACGTACTTCTGTATGAGTTCGTCAGGGTGTTCACTCATCGCGGCTCCCAAGTATCGGTGAGTATCAAAGGAGTGCAAAGCTCTGTACGTCGAAGCCGTCGTTGTTGATCTGGAACACCGTTAGTGCCGGGTCGCCGTCTTCGCCCATCTTGTTCATCACCCACGCTGAGCCGTTGTCCAGGGTTGAGGCTTGGATGTGCCAGCGCGCCTTACCTGTGACTTGATCCCGCCCATGTGGCCGGAGGCTGGCGTAGTGGAAATGCCCAGTCAGCAGGACGTGGCAGTCCATGACGCCGCCGTGGGTCATCTTCTCCCACCACGTCTTCACCCGGTCGGCACCGGAGGCTTGGTGGCCGTGCGCCAACCCCAACCTGGTGCCGCGTACATCGAACTGCAGCGTCTCACACCACTCGGGCGGCCGGTGGAACTCTACCGGGAGGTTCGGGCCTTGGTTGTCGGGGTTGTTGTGCCATTCAAGGCGTTTGGAGATGGCTAATCCCCAGTCGTCGGTAGGCTTCCCGATCAGATCCTTACCCCGTCGCCACTGCCCGTGATTGGACGGAATGGAAAGAACATCCACAGGGGCATGCTTGGCGCACAGGGTGATGGTCTTCCAGAACTCCGTGGCGGCAACCTCGACCTGATCCATGAGAGATAGTCCGTTGGTGCGGGTTTGGGCTGTTACATTGTCGAAGCCCTCCACAATGTCGCCCACGTCCGCGATGATGATGCGATCAAACCTTGAACGTTTCAGGTAGGCATTCAGGTTTTCCCGCTTTTCCTGAAGGCGCAGCAGTAACTCTTTGACACCGCCGAGATGATCGACCTTCCCGGTCTGAATGTCTGCCCAGCACACCACAACCGTTGACTCGCCCGAGGGCTTCTTCGGCTGCACCGGCTTGGTCCTGCGGACCTCCGCATACAAGGCGGGTAGGTCTACAGCCCAGCGCCGGACGGCGAGGTGATAACGCCAGGAGTGATGCTTATGCTTCTCCCACTCCCCCTCTTTGTTGCGGAAGCCTGTCTCCCACACCACCACCTGTGGATTGCCCGCTATCTCAACCTTGACCGGGTCGTAGTGCAGCTCATCGGCGAACTCGCGAAGGATGCCCTCGAAGTCCTGCTCATCGAAGTCATCCGAGACCTTGCCCGTCTGAATAAAACCTGCGGTGCCGTCCCACTCCGCACGCATCTTCGCCTGCTCCGGTGCCGATTCCTCGGCTACGGGACGACGATTATTGAGGCTGTCGCGGATACTCAACTGCATTCCTTGAAATGACGGCGCAGGGCCGCCTCCCCCAAGGGGTATCCCAACTCTCTTATGCCGCGCCACAACTCGGCACTAGAAAAGCCCGCTGCCGTCCATTCTTTGGCTGCAGCCTGCTCATCTTCTGGCTGAGTTGCGAACCATTGGCATGTGGTACATACCGCTGCCCTTGGCTTGGATCGCTCAGTGAGTAGATCTCGGATGGACATTTGTTTGAACCGCCTTTCATGGGGCGCTTCGAGGGCTCTATTCAGTTGTTAAGCGCGGAACCAGTCAAGGACTGGATTCAGGTCGTAGGTCCCGTGAGCTTCCAGATGGGCGATGCCTTGGAAGGTCCGCACGATGGCCCACACGATGTCGATCAGCCCGTCGAATGGGTTGATGAAGAGGTCCATGATTCGGGCCACTATCGAGGAGGCTCCTCCGGTCCAGGAGGATTGAGTGATGATCTTCGCGATTGCGGTCATGTTTTGACCGGCCTCATCTAATCGGTTCTCGGCGTACCAATCTCTGGTGCGGGCATGCTCCTGCCACTTCCCCGCCAGCTCGGGGTATTTGAGGAAGTCAAAGTGCCAGTCCATGATCCCCTGCGTGTTGGGCTGGGGCGGGTCTGGCACCCACGGAGCACACTGGTTGATCAGCCTATAGGGGCTGCCGAAAGCTATGCCTTTCCGGAAGTCTTTCAGCCGGTAGTGCAGCCTGCCGTTAGTGGGTAGGACGTGCTTTTCCATCACTTCGCAGCCGACCATGGCGCCCTGGCTGAAGATGGCCAGATTCCACGGCGTTCCTTCAGGGAATGGGGTGCCGTCGTCAAACAGCTTGGTATCGAGCCGGTTTACTAGTTCGTCCACACCGGACTGGTTGTTGAACGGCAACCGTACGTTGTCGTAGCCGGTGGGCCGCCACACCGCCCGCCCTTCACGCTCCAAAGTGGAGGCCACGAAAGCACAAGGCCCCTGATACATGTCGGACAGATGCCCCTCAACGGTGAAGAACAGCGGCGTCAAACCCAGCTTCACCAGATCCGCCGCCGAAACAACCCCATTCTGAACTTGGTTGGTTCGGCGCTGGTATTCCTTCTGGACCGCTTGGTCGTCCAACCCAAAGTACGCGTCAGCCTTGAGCGGCCCCCCGTCAGCGGCTTTGGCGTAGGAGGCGTAGCGGGCCAACATGACCCGCTGCCACCTCGCCACTACCTCCCCATGAGAACCAAGGGTGAGGATCACTCAGTCACACCTTTGATGATCTGCTCCGCCAGAGGGCCAAGGGAAACCTGCGGGCCGACAACATTGCCGACGGTGGCCTGAATCTTGGTGATGCTGTCCACCGCAACCTGGGTGGCGGCGGCAAGCTGATCCTGCGCCGCCTGCGCGGTGGAGTTCAGCTGCGCCTGGATGTCCTGCAAGCTAGTCACGGCCTTGTCCGCTGCAGCACCAGGGGCGTTCTTGATCTGCTTGTGCAACACCACGCCCGCTGTCCCGAGACCGGCCACGCCGAAGACGCCACCAATGGCGATGACCGCGTTGACCCAGGACTGCCCGACCGTGTCACTGACCACACCCGAAGTGACCAAGATGGGAATAATCGACAGAGCTGCCGCGCCAATGAGGTAGTACCACTTACGGATCTGGTCGGTCATGATTGTCCCTTCTGAGAGATGAACTCCTGCAGGACTGCAGGGTTGGTGGCTTCGATGTCGGCAAGCACAGCTTTGGCGTGTGCGATGGTGGCGGCGTCGCGGAACTTGCCCTGCCCTGCCGCGGTACGGGCGATACGGGACAGCGCGTCGGCATCCCCGGTGCGGGCCCAGTCCTCGACGAGCTTCCGGTGCTCCGCTGCGTCGATGGCCTGCACCATGCGTACGATCGGGATCAACGGCTCACCTGGTGTGGCGTAGATGGAGAGGGATTCGACCTGTAGGTCTGACATCAGTAGCTCCTCAATCGGGTCTAGTGGTTCAGTGGGGGCGAGTAGTTGGAGAAGCGCGTCGCCTTGAAGTAGGGCGCGGTTGTATCGGGCACGACGATCCGCCAGGCCGTTGGTGCCGCCGTTGATTCGGCGAGTGACCGTCTCCAAGTCCTGCCGATCCGACAGAGCGTTTATGTCCGAGCGGGCCACCGTCCAGTACCAGGCCGCGCCAACCCCGGCGTACTGCAACTCTGCAAGTTTTGTTGGGTTCTCAACGAAGAACCCAACGGAAGGCACGATTCCGTTGGTATTGGCCCAACGCGAGAACGCCGTGTAGTTATTGCGTCCGGTGATCTGGATCCAGCTGCGGCCCTTGAACCGCACCCCGTCACCGGGTTGGGTGTTACCTAGCTCAAGGTTCCCCTCGTAGGCTGCCCCGGAGGCGTACTCCTCTGTGGTTGCGAAGTTGTCGGCCTCATGCCCGGTTTGCGCGACGAACATTGCGATCCGGTTGACGTTGGTGCACTGCGCTCGCTGCAGACCGTCCTGCATTGTCGGCAAGATCTGCGCGGCGCGCGCCTCGGATAGTCCCGTGGCTGCGGCCAGGATCGGCGCAGCGCCAACTGGCTTGTTGCCGCGCCGGAAGGTGGAGAATCCGTCGGCCCGAATCTTGCGGGCGATGAAGTCCGCGGTGTGCGGGTTCTGGTAGGTGTTGTATCCAACCTGGAAGTGCATGGCATCTTTCGGGGACTGCCAGTCCTGCCCCCAGAAGACGGTCTGCTCGTAGAAGTCGAGCAGTTCCCGGACTGTCGCCGTCTCTTTCGATGAGAACCCGGCGTAGCTCACCTGGAATGGGTGATCGTTCCAGTTGAAATCGCATGCCGTACCACTCAGATGGTTCGATGTTGGCACCGAGTTGGTGGGCGTCCAGCACGCCGAGTCTGGATCGCGCAGCGGTTCAACGTAGGCGTTGAAGTCCGCGGCGAATGCCCGCAGTATCGCCAACGGCTGCCCGTTCTGAATCTGCAGACTAACCGACGTGCCAGGCACGGTGACCCAGGTGCACTCCTCGGAATTGACCATGGGCCACCCGTTCTCGGAGAACGAATTCCCATACACGACCCGCGGCATCAGTACGACCACCAGATAGCGGCTAGCCACTCATTGATATTGCGGCGCAACCAATCCATCAGATGTCCCCTATCCGTGTGTCTAGACCAGGCCGCCCATACAAAGTGCTAATTGGGACGATCTGCAGCTTGAGCTTGGCCCGGAGCCACATCCCGAACCCGAACCCCGCCAACCCGATAACGGCGTAGAAGGCGGGGTAACGCAGCAGTTGAGAGCGCATCATGCCGCCAGCGGGCCGAGTGCGAGGGTGTCGGTGTTGATGCGGATGATGTCGCCGCTGGCACCGGACTTGGAGACGGCGGCCTGCGATGACCACAAGAAGTTCCCGGCCGTGGGGTGATCCCAGAACGACACCCCGGCAATGGCTTCCGTGGCACCGAGGGTGTGCTCGGGGGTGTTGGATTGGCTGATCGATCCGGCCGCAGCAGCGTTGAACGCGCAGGCGTAGCGGGTGGCCACCGAGGATGCGCTGGCTGTACCGTTCGCGCCGGGATCGCCGGTGTGCATCTTGGCGTACACGGTGGCCGGTGGTGTGTAGGCCACGTTGCGGCAGATGTGATCGAGAATCTTGTTCGCCAGGTAAATGCTTACTCCATAGGCCATTTCAGGCACACTCCTTCTGTAGCTTCCGATTGATTGATGCGCGCTTAGTGATGCGCTTACAAGTCCGACACTTCCGGCCTCGGCCGCCATTGTTGGGTGCCGTGTTCTCTGGCGTGAACGCATGCCCTCGCTTGCAATGTGTCTTAGCTGCATTCGCGTTGGTGCCGTGACGCACCGCGTCATACGAGTTCTCAGATGGCGTGTCCCATCGAAGGTTTAGCAACCTGGGGTCGGTCTTGACCCCGTTGTTATGGCAGGCATACATACCGTCAGGGCGTGGGCTGACGAATGCTTCCAGCACGAGCGTGTGGACCGTGGCCGTCCGGTCTTGTCCGCCTGCGCACAGCACCACACACGGGTAACCCGTCTGCGCGTTGATCACGTGTGGACGAATGCGACCACGAAACAGACGTGTCCGCGACGAGCCGCCCTTGCCGGTATCGGTAATGCGCCTGTCCAGCGAGCGCACACGCCCCTGGTCACTCACTTCATATAAGCCCTCATAACCGACAATCGGGCGCCATTGCTCGTTCGGCGAAATTCCCCAGGCCATAATGGGTTTCCCTTCTGTGAGTGTGGTTGTACGAGTGCGTCACCAGGGGTATGCGGTGGGGACCAGCGAGTATTTGCGGCCCTGGCCCGCCTGCTCGGCGGGGTGGCTAATACACATGACATCGCGCTCGATGTAGATGTAGACATCGAAGAGTTCGGCGTCGATGGTGATCTCGCCCATCGGCGACCCCTGGTCGGTGTAGTCCAATGCGGCGCCATGGGGAATGACTTTGACCAGAAGACGGTCTGCCAGGAATGCGAACTCCGGGTCGGAATCGCCTGCGGCTTGGAAGGGTCCGTAGTCGTAGCGGATGTAGACATGTGCTGTGATCTGCCCGCCGCCGAGGTCTTCGATGGATAAGGCGCTGGCCCCACGGGGAACGATGGTGCCCTGCCACTGCTGCGTGGGCGTGAGATCGATCGTGGTCTTCGCGCCGATCATGTTGGGTGTGAATGTCATTGAATCCTCCTGGTTATTGATATGAGCGAATCCAGGCGGCGCCGTCGCCGCCTTTCTTTCCTGGCTTGCCGTTACCGAAGACACCGCCGGTGGCTGCGCCGCCGCCGCTGCCCGGACGTGGACCTTCGGCGTCGTTGGCCGGCGGGCCGCCGCCGGAGTACGACATCCCGGCGTAGGTGAAGTCACCGGCAGCCTCACCAGCAATGTTCGGGCCGGACCCGTTCTTGCCGGGGCGACCGCCGGCCCCACCCGCACACGAGAGCAGCAGCACCCCGCCCGAGGTGCTCAAGGTGGTGGCACCGCCAGGGTTTCCCGCCGTTTCCTTGCCCACCTGCGCGCCCCCGGCGCCGACCGATCCGGACAGCTGCATCGCCGATGCCGGCACATGATTGCCGCGCTGGAGCGTCAGGGCACCCCAGGTGCCCTTTTTGCCGCCTTCGGAAACCACCCACAACCAGCCGCCGTCACCGCCGCCGCCGCTTCCGCCGCCGCCGATGCCCACGGCGTCCATGTAGTCGCAGTTGCGCACGATGTTGTGGGTGAACGCACCTGCCGTGGTGTAGCTGGCGAGCGCGGGCAGCCCACCCGGCGGATAACCGAGGCCGCACGCCCGCGTCATGGTCACCGATAGGGCGGCGTCGATCTTGGCGACGCGCTCGATCACCAGCGCCGAGGACATCGAGACGGCGCGTGTCAGGTCGACGGGCAGCAGTTTGTCGAAACCGATCGAGCGCGGCGCCGTGAGGTTGCGCGTCAGATCGATTGCGGCCACGCGTTGCAGGCCGATGGTGCCGGTCATCTCCAGCGCGTTGGCTAAGTCGATGCCGATCACCTTGGCCAGGAAGAGCGCCCGTTCCATGGTGACGGCCAGCGCGAGGTCTTGTTGGAATGTGGCCTGTAGCGCAAGGTTGCGAGTGATCAGGATCGAGCGTTGCGCGGCCAGCTGGTACACCGCGGCCAACGCCAGCTCGCGGTCAAGGTGTACGGACAGCACCACGCCCATGGCCTGCATGGCGGTGAGTTCGACCTCGCCGACGCACATGATCGCCAGAGATGCGTCCAAGCCGATGACCGCATGCCACCTACCGCCCGACTGCGGCTCTGGCGCTACCGGATTCGGGGACCACTTACCGCCCGACCGCGCAGCGGGAACGGTCGGGTTTGGAGACCAGGGCATTTATGGGCCAGCGAAACCTATGCGCGAGACCACCTGCGGCTCTTCGTCATTTTCGGCGTCGCGAGTGCCGGTAATTTGCATCCAGGACGGGTTGGGCTTGCCGTCCGGGTCGAGCCCTCCGCGCTCTACCGTGAAGGTGATGCCGGGGAGTTCGGGCATGGTGAACGTTGTAGCCATCTTTTGTGCCTCTCTGGGTTATGCGATGCGGCGGCCATCGAATGTGGCGATGCCGGATAGCGCTGTGATGCTTCTTGGCACAACGGCTTCCGTGCCTGTTGAGCCGTTAGACCGGATGTCGTAGTCGACGGCGATAAACCCCGGCTGTACGACATCTCCAGCCACGAGAGGGATCTCAAACGGGCAACCAGATGGAATCGCCCCGGTCACGCGGGTGCCGTTTTTGTACACCACCCAATAGGGCACGGACGTACCTTTGGCGGTGACCGATCGGTAGGTGGTGCTGATCCGGTACAGGCCGGTGGTGGCGATCTCGATGCGTGCCGTGCCCAGGTCGTCGAGCGTGACATCGGTGGTGTAGTCGTTGAATGTGAAGAACCCGGACGGGAACGCGCCGGACGAGTACGGGCCATAGGTGACGTCGGCGGTGCTGTCGCGTCTGATGCTCCATGAGTTTGACATCGAGAATCCCGCTCCCGCAGAGGTGTAATCGGACATCGCGAACGCGGCGATCCGGTAGGAGTCGTAGGTGAAAAACGGGCTCGCCCGCTGCACGCTGAACATCGAATACCGGTACGCCGCACCGATGCTGATGGTGTTTCCGGCGTCGGTGGCCGAGAGGATCTGGCGGCCGTTGACGCGCACGAAGTAGTTGTTTCCCGAGCAGCGGATCTCGATACGCGCGCCCTGTTTGACCGCCGAGAGCCCGGTTTGCAGGGTCAGCGGCGAGCTGAATGACCAACTCGTACCCGAGCGGGTGAACTTGCCGATGCGGATCTCGCCCTCGCGGGCCAGGCAGTAGGCACCCTGCGTGCGGCCCGAGTCGCATCGGATGTAGACACCGGAGTAGTAGTTGCCATTCTGGGTGTCGCCCAACACAAATGAGGCCGACTGCCCATCGGTGGCGTACGTGTAGTTCGGGCTGGCGAAGAAATACCCGTCGGAGTTGCCGTTCTTGACCCCTGCATAGCCGGAGTCCCCGCGAATGGTGATATCGCCCGCGTTGGGTCCGGTGGTCCAATCTGTCGAGTTCAGCGCCGCGCCGTCAGCACCGGAGAACACGAAGCTGTAGCTGTTCCCGCCGCCGGTGTTCTGCTCGGTCTCCTGCTCTTGCAAAGTGGTTTGCGCGGCGATAGCGCTTTTGAGGGCGTCTTGCGACAGGCCCAGCAGCGCCAGTAGCGAGTCCTTGGCCTGATTGATGCGGTCCCCGATGGCGCCCGTGGTGCCGGTGCCCACGCCGTCGGCGCCGTCCTTGACCCCGGACAGGATGTTGCCGAGGTTATCGACAAGATCATCGACCCGGCTCATGTCGAACGTGCCGGTAACGTCGGCCGTCGTCAGATTTCCGCCGCTGGTCAACTTCTGAGTCTTGTTCTGGTTCAGCCCAAACCAGTCCTTGACCCCCTGCACCAGGGAGTTGATCGGGGTCACGATGTTGCCGTTGAGAATGTCGAGAATCTGGTTGATGACCGTTTGCATGATGGCCAGGCCCGAGACCTGCGCCTGTTGGATCAAGCCGACGATCTCCGAGGCGGTGATCTTGCCGTCAGCGGTAATCGCCTGCAGGCGGTCCTCGATGTTGGCTGCCTCGGAATTCACAACACCGCCGATGGCATCGACCATCTCACGCAGATCCTTGACCAGCCCGAGGTCCAGCAGGTTCGACGCCCACGCCGAAGCGTTCGAGAAACGGAAGGTTCCGGCCGTGGCTCCGGCATCGAGGATGAGCAGCTGCGATACGTATTTCACACCGGCGGGCACGGGCCATTTATCGGCGACCGGAATCCATTGCCAACCATGATCACCAGAAGGTTGCAGCGAACCGCGAATGACATCGGCCAGCGGGTTGCCGTCCGCGTCGAATGGTGTGAACCCGACCTTGACGGGGTTTGAGCCGGCGGTCGCGCTCGCACCGGTCCACTGCGAAGCGGCGCGCAACTCCAACGTTTGACCCGGGAACACCTCGAACGGCTCTGTGCGCAACACCTGCTGCGTGCCGTTGGCGGTCGCCCGGATCGAGCCGCCCGAGATGAAACCGGGCGTCACCGAATCCCAGTCGAAGTACGGATTATCGGTGACGCTCTCAGCGGTCAGGAACTCACCCGCACCGTAGATCAGATCCTGGATGATGTTGGCAATGCGGGATATTGACAGCACACCTGGGAATGAATTCCCGTTGAGGAAGTCCTTGACGATCTGGATGATGTCGCCGAGGATCGGGATATCGTCAGTCCAGCCGGTGAGCAGGTTCCATAGATCCTCGAGCGCCTGTTCCGGGTCAACGTCCAAGCCTAGGAGCTTCTGAATGAGTTCCTTGACAAGGTTTTCGGCGAACTCCCCAAGGGCGTCGATGATCGCCTTCCACATGTCCAGCCCTTGCTGGAAAGCGGTGCCGATATGGAACTCGAGCCCCTGGTTAGGGTCGTTGAACGGCAGCGGGATTCGGTCGAAAGACCGTGGCACTAGGAGCCGTCCTCAGGCTTCAACGGAGAGACGGGGACGATCAGGATTGAGAGCTGCGCACCCGCTTTGTTGAAGGAGTAGAAGCCTGCCATGCCCTCGTTGACGAGGTTCACGTACAGCGTTGAAGTTGTACCGGTGCTGTAGGCCGGGATCATGCCGATCCCGTTGTCTGGGGTGATAGCGGTGTTCGGGGAGCCCGTGGATGAGGCGTGCGGGAACAGGGCGGACCAGGAGGACATGTTGCCGGCGCCCTTGGCGATCAGCTGCCCACTGGTGGCATTACCGATGCGGACCTCGGAGCCGATAATGAATGGGTCGGCGTCGAGTTCGATGCCGTTGGCCTTGAAATGCCCGTGCACTACAGGGACGTAGTCGAACGGCATCGGCGGAATGATGAATGAGCCGATCGTCTGCCGCGTGGCCAGACCCGTGAAGTCAGTGAACGCAGACTCGGGGACGGTGTAGAACCGTGTCGCCAAGGGGTTGAAGTCGGCGGGCGCGTAGTCGACACCGTTCCAAGCAATGACCTGTCCCGCGGCGGGCGCGACCGAGTCGTCATAGTCGGTGGCGTCCCGGATGGTGGCGTTATCGCCCTGCGGACCCCGCGGTGCCTTGAGCTTCAACAGCCATGTCGGGTTGGCGGAGGTACCCGAAACGATGATCTCCGAGGTCAAACTCGGGTTGTCCGGGTCCAGTAGTTGAACCGTGGGAGTGATGTTCGGCAGCGGTCCCGGGGGGCCTTGTGTGCCCATCTGCTTCTGGACGTAGTGTTCGCCGTCCCACAGGTAGACGATGTTGCCTACCCACCAGGCTTTTCCGACATCGATCGGATCGTCAGTGAGGTTTTGAGGGAGATCGGCGGGGTCGTCGATGCTGGACTGGTACTGCATCTTGACGATCGGGGCATTCTCACCAGCGGGACCGCGAGGCCCGACGAGGGCGTCCATCGTGACTGCGCCGTCTTGGTCGGCGAGCTCGAATGTGCCTGTGACACCGCCAGGTACGTCCATATCGGAGACGACACCCCAGAAGTGCAGGCGCGCAAGGATCGACCCAAGGTAGGGGGTATCGCCCGGTTCAGCCATTCTCGATTCCCTTCACGAAGTCATCCCCGATGGGTCGCTCATCCTTGATGGCGATGTTCGGAGTCACCCGCCATGCCGGTTCGGCCATTTCGGGTAGGTCGTCATCTGCGTCTTGATTGCCATTGAGTCGCTGTATCGCTTTGCGTTTCAGCCACTCCGGTAGGGCGTTGATCTGCGCGAACGTCATGTTCTCGACGCCCTCCAAGGGGTCGTCTGGGGCGTCGATAGAAACCCATTCGATCGCGCCTTCGACTACCCCGGGCGCTTCAACGGCCCGCGGTTTGATGAGAGGTTGCGCCGAGCGCCGCCACCCGCACCTGATCATGTGGTAACCCACAAGCCACACGAAATGTGCCGAGTCCATACGGTTTCCGTCTTTGTCCTGCGGGTAGTGGCAGTCCGTCAGAAAGTCCTGATACGCGCTTTCCATCTCCGCTTTCTGCGCGTCCTGGGCCTTTTGCTTCTCCGCATAGGCTTGTAGGGCACGCGGAACGTACTTATCTGCAGCCAATTTCGTTCCTTTACTCAGAACATTGAGTCGGAACCAAAGAAGGTTCCGGCGAGGTTCCAGAAGCCCGCGAGTGTGCGCATCGACTTGGCGACTGGGTCTTCTTCGTCCAAGTCCTGGCCCAGGGAAAGCTCAACCAGTAACGGCGAGTTCGCGTCGTACGAGCGGCGGATCGCCGACACTTGGTCGACGTGCAAGACGCTTCCCAACTGGAACGCGACCCTGTCGCCCAGGGTGAAATGCTCGTCGGCTATCCAGGGCATCCCATTTCGGATGCTGGTTTTGAAACTGACGAACGCCCTTGTCTTCCAATGCCCGTTGCGCAGATCAAGGATTCCGGCTGAGGTGTAGGCGGTGCCCTGGCCTTGTTCGAAGTGCTCCAGGAACCCCAGATCGCCCATGAGTAGGACGCGCCGCGGATCAGTAAATCGCTGCCAGGCGAACAGTGTGTTGTCTAGCTGGCCCTGGTACAGCTCCTCCAAGCCTGGGGTGCCGGGCTGCTGGTAGGCGCCGATCACATAGCTGACGACTGCGGACAGTTGGGAAAGTCCGTACTTGATGCCGAATGTTTGGAGCTGATTCAGCCATGCCGGCGACCGGGAACCGGTCATCACCGTCTTCGCTGTAGACCCCTTCATTGACCGTTTCGCGTCGATGATTCCGGTGTATTCACCTTCCCGGAAAACAACCTTCGGCTTGGCGGGCGCGAACCCCAACCACTTCCTGATCAGCGGATCTGTTTTGCCGTCGCCGTCTTCGTCGTACATATCTGGCGGCACGATGGCGTTTGTGATCAGGTCGTCTGCGGTCTCCGCGATCAGCCGCAGTGGGCCGTCCAGCAGCGTTCCAGTTGGGCCGGTGACACCGGATTTATCTTCGAACGCGAAGACGACACAGTTGCGGGTCGGGCGCGCCAGCGCATCCCCCAGTACCCCCAGTTCAGGGTGCGGTGAGGTGTCGTCTTCGGTGAGCCAGGTGTACGCGCGCAGCATGCAGCCCGCGTCCTGCATGGGTGCCGCCAGCACGGTGTGCAGGTCTTGCCAGCGGGACGACAGGATTGTGGTCCGAGACTGATCGAAAAGCGGATTGACAAACTGGACCTGAATCGGCCACGCCAACGGGTTTAGGCCGCCGATGACGTCCCGAACTCCTAGCCACGCACCCGGGTTGAAGATGTTCGTCGGAATGCTCAGTAGCGGGAAGAACTGCCGAGCGAGGTTCAGGAACATGATGATGGAGCCTGCGGTGCGCATGTTCCAGGGGAGGAAGAACATCTTCGGAAATTGGATTTCCGGCGGGAGTAGAGGATTGGCGCCACCGAGGATGTGTTTGGCGTGTTCCCGGTTGTGCACCATTTCGAGTTCGACGGTGTGTAGGCCGTCTTTGTCGCGGACGGCGTTGACGTTCACGATCTTTCCGCCCCAACGGTTCTGCCAGGAACGGTTGGTGGGGTTTGGATCTAGCGTGAATTGGATATCTTCTTCAGCGCGGCGGTCGTAGAGCAGGAATTTGGACAGCAAGTTGGAGTGCTTGATGACGACGGTGGCGGTACCGGAGTCCGCCATGACTTCCTCGACAACGACTGACTTTTCGCCAGCCAAGTCGGCGATGTAGCGATGGTGCTTGTCCCAGATCCGAAGAAGGGGGCGCTGTTTGTAGGCGTCCTTCATTGCCTGCCGGCGCGCGTTGAGATAGCGGTATGCCACCATCGGGTCGCCGAGGTCTGGGGTGGTCTGCGTCTCGCGGAGCAGCCGGTCCAGTACTCCTTGCAGGCTTGTGAAGTCGGTCAGATCAATCGACCAATCACCTGACACTGCTACGCGAATCCCTTTGAATAGCGTTGGGGAACAAACATGGTGACCCGCCCATCAGCGTTGGAGTGGCGCACCTTCACTGCCGCGAGAGTTCGAGGCGGTATCTTCGATGCCTCGGTGAATCGGTCTTCCATACGCCTCCACACCGGCGGAGTGATCGACAGCAGGTCATGCAGGAGGACGTCGAGGAGTTGCGAGTTCCGCAGAATCCGCATGAATAGCGGGTCAACTGGATCGGTTGTTGCGGTGAGTGTTTGGGCATTCGGATCGGTGTCGACCATGATGTATCCGTCTTTGGGGCTCAGGAGTGGGAGTTCAACCCACCGGTCCCCTTCCTGGATCCAGCACTTGCCAGGTGAGGACACGAGGAATTTCGGATAGACAGCGATATCCCCCCGGTTAGGGACCCGAATGGCCCCTTCGCCCACATCCAGCCCGGGGATGAATTCGTTGAGCAGGTCCTCGATCTTGTCCCACAGGGTGGAGGTGTCGATATCGTTCTGCCACGTCTTGAACTCGGTTCGCTTGGCGAAGTAGGGCTGTGTGGCAACGATGCTCATGTTCCATGTCATGAAGTTGTTGCCAAATGCCACGGGATCGAGTTCCCATGCGTCTTTGGGCTCTTCGGCTAGGCGGACTCGAAGCCACCGCCATCCATGGGTGCGGGTGAAGACTCCCAGGTATCCGTCTTCGGTGGCCGACCATGAACCCCACCAGCGCTCTTCGATCATCCGATACCGGAATGGGGTGTCGATGAGCTTGCCGTTGTTATCCCAGGGGGCAATGTCCGGATTCACATGGACAGCCAGGGAGATCATGCGTTTTTTCCAGTCGGTGCGTTCTGGTTCGGCGCCGATCTGGTAAGGCCCTTCGGACATTAGGGTTTCGAATGGTGTGTGGAAGAGCCCCACCGCTGTCGGCGCCATTACGACGCCCTCTTTGCCGTGATGAGATCCCAGCAGATTCCAGGTGAATCGCTTCTTGTGAATCGGGTGGACCACGCCGACGTAGACGATCTTCGTCTCCACACCCTGCAGGTGTGGTGGCAGATTGTTAAAGTCCTCGCCGGTTTCGGGACCGTGGATCCACGGGTTAGAAAGTGCCATCAGCGTGGTCCTGGCATTGTGCCCGTGCTATTGCTCCGGCGGTACTGTTGCAGTTGGGCTGCATTGTTTTTGGCAATAGCGGCATCCGTGTTAGTTGCGTTGACCGTGACTGATTGATCAACCGTCGGCGCGTTTCCGCTCGGGTTCGGGCCTGGGCTGCCTTGAGAGAAGGCCGCTCCCATGTCGCCGTATCCGGTTCCGGGGAGTTGTGCGCCGGGATTGACGGGGTTGATATCGCCTGGGGCGCCCTGAAGCTGCTTAGCCTCCATGCTGCCGAACGGCGCTGGGATGACGGTCTTTATCGCGTCGACAATCCCGCCACCAGATCCAGACATGGCAGATCCGGCGATGTTCGCGAACAGCGCTCCACCCTCGCCGAGGAGGGGTGAGCCGTCGGAGTTGTTGCGCAGGCCGCCAAAGAACTTCAGGAGCGTGGAGCCGGCCTGGACTAATCCCCACTGGGTTGGGTCAGAGAATCCGGGGGGCAAAAGAGATTCCTTGAGCCCGCCGATTCCGATGTCAGCGAGGCCGCCGAAGTCCGGCAAGATCTCGGAGATTCCCTCCATGATCTTGGCGTACGGGTTGTTGCCGCCACTGGAGCCACCGAGGTCTAGGGCCGCTCGGTCGTCCTTGGCCTGCTGCAGGTCGCGCTTGAGCTTGTCGACCTGATCGCGCTTGCGTTGCTTGGTGGTCTCTTTCGTCTTCGGGTTGGACTCGAGGTCTGCTAGCTCTTGCTCGGTGACATCGAGCCGGTTGGACAGGTCCGTGATCCGGTCATCGGCCTCGCGGGCCTGTTTCGATGAGCCGCCGGAAGATCCGGTGTTGCCCATCGCTCGTGCGGCCACGGACCCACCGGACGGCAGAGAGATGTTGCTTGTCGGTAGTCCTACCGCTGCGGCGCCAGATCCTCTGCCAGAGCCCAGAATCACGTGCACGTGGTTCATGTGGTTCTTGTTGTCGTCGCCGCGATCATCCATTGGGGTGCCGCTAGTGAACGAACCGCCGTAGCCGTAACTTTGCCGACGCCAGATGAATCCGTTGAGGTCTAGGGCGCTGGCGTTGTTGGCCAGGAAAGCTGCGATTGCGTTTCCGAGCGCCATACCTTGCGGGGTTTGGTAGTTCGGAATCATGATGTCGATCGCGTTCCCCGTGGAGTGCTCGCCGAAGCCGTCCTCGGAGCGCCGACCGCCGATGGATTTGATCTGCGGCCACATCCGCATCACCAGGGACCGCAGATAATCCGCGCCGGGATTCAGGCCCTCGGCATATCCGGGGGCGCGCATCATGTCGGCCAGGTATGCGGGCGATGGCACCCAGCCTGAGTTCAGGGCCGCGACGATTCCCGCGCCGTGCTTCATTCCCTTGGCGGTGACCACTCCTTCGCCGTTGGATAGCCACGCCAGGATGGAATCAGAAGTACCCGAGCCGGGTCCGCGCACCAATCCGCCTGCGGCGAAGCCCTGTAGGGATTTACCCCACGAGTTGAGTTTGTCTGCGCCCGGGACCTGGAACCCGAACACCTCGGAAGGAATGGCGGCGAGGAATGTGCCCAAAACCTTCAAGGGTGCCTTGATGACCGCCGCGAGACCCGAAAATGCCGAGGTGACAGCGTCTTTGATCGCGCTTGAAGCGCCAGAGATGCCGGACTTGAGCGCGTCCCACCCCTCGGAGAACTTATCCAAGATTGGTGACACGAATCTCCAGGCCGCACTGATAGCGGTCTTGATGCCTTCCCATGCCGGGGAAATCGCGTTATTCCACAGCCACAATGCGCCCTGACCCAGCAGGTCCATTGCGCGCTTCCAGTTCGCGAACAGATCGGAGGAGACCTCCCACGCGAGGCCGATAACTTCCTTGATTCCGTTCCAAGCTGGCTTAATGGCGTTGTTCCACAGCCACATCGCCCCTGTGCCGATGGCGGTGAACGCGGTTTTCAGTGCCGGGAATACGGTGGTGGATAGCCAGCCCCACACCGCCCCGATAACGTTCTTGATGGCGGTCCACGTGGCCTGGACGATGTTTCTGAATGTCTCGTTGCGCTTGTACAGCACCACAATTCCGGCGACCAAACCGGCGATTGCGGCGATTATCAGGCCGATCGGGTTGGCTGTGAGTGCAATATTCAACAGTGCTTGCACGGCAGCCCACGCCTTGGTGGCGACAGTGATGGCGAGCATCACCGTCTTGTAGGCGGCCAAACCGGCCACTAGTGGGATGAGGAAGTCTTTGAATCGGACGATGAGGTTGACCGCTTCGGATAGTCCGCTGACCAACGACGGGCCGACAGCCGATAGGACGTTTCCGAAGGCGGTTCCGATGGTCGACAGAGCTGAACCGATATTCCCCGCGGCTTGGCTCACGGCAGGGTTCTCGAAAGCGTCCTGCATCTTGTTCGTGAAGCCGGTCAGTCCATCACCGATGCTCGACAGCGGGCCTTGGATCTTCTCGAACAACGTGATGGCCAGGGTTTCCGCAGCGTTCTTCAACCGCTCAATGACGCCAGGTAGGCCCTGATTTTGGGCTGCCGCCAGCTTCGACGCTGAACCTTCCTGGTTCATGGCGTCGCGCATCTTGTCGAATCCTTCTGCGCCGTCCTTGGCTGCCACACCTGCCAGACGTGCGGCATCCGATCCGAACGCGAGGGCAGTGTCCATCGCATACATTTCGGGCGTCATGCGCTTGGACGCGGCCTGCAGCTGCCCGAACAGCGCCTCCATGCCAACGAAATTGCCCTGCGCATCGAAAGCGCTCACGCCGAGTTCTTGCAGCGCCCCCGAGGCTTGATCACTCGGGGCGGAGAGCTTCAAAAGTGCCGACTTCAGGAGGGTTCCGGCGTCGCTGCCCTTAATTCCGTTGTTGGCCAACAGTGCGATGCTCGCCGCGGTGTCCTCGAGGGACACGCCGGTCTGTCGGGCGACAGAACCGCCAGCCTGAAGAGCGAACGCGACATCGGTGATCTCTGCCGATGATGCATTAGCGGCATTGGACAGGACATCGGCAGCTTTAGAGGCGTAGTCGGCCTTCAATCCAAATGCCTGTAGCGCGTTGGCTTGGATCTCAGCCGCTTGTCCGGCGCTCACCTGTGCTGCAGCGGCTAGTTGTAGGGTGCCCTTGGCTGCGGTTATTGACTCATCCACGGAGAAACCGGCTTTGGCAAGCTCTGTCATAGCCTGCGCCGCATCAGCAGCAGAGGTGTTCGACAGGGTCATGTCGTTGCCGAGGGCCTTGGCGGTGTCGCGGAACCGCTGCATCACGTCTGCCGAAGCACCTGTGACACCCGAGAGGGTGTTCATGGTCTTCTCGAAGTCCAGGCCCTTGGTGACGATCGCCGAAACACCGCTTGTGGCCAGGCTCGCAGCCTTGGTCATCGCATTGGCGGCAAGGTTTCCTACCGCGGTACCTGCCGCAACAATCCCGGTTGTGCGTAGCGCACTGGAGAATGAATCGCCAAACCTGCGCCCCGCAAGTCCGCCTTCACGTCCTGCGGCGTCAGATGAGCCAGAGAGGAGCTTGGATACCTGGTTACGTATCGGCTTGGACGACTTGTCGATCGCGGACTGCGCGTCGGAGGCACGCTTCTGCGCACGTGCTACCGCATCCAAGTCCTTGGCGAGTTCACTAGCCGCGGCCTGCTGCTTACGCATCGCCGACGCATGCGCCTCGGACAGGGCGGTGAGCTTCGAGCCCTTGGTTCCCGCCTCGCGAGCCTCATTCAGCTTCTCAAGGGCCACCTTGAGCTTGCCCGCGGCGTCGGCTTCTTTGTCACGAGACTTGGCGACCGTTTCGGAGATCTTTTTAACCTGATCCGCAGCGGTTTTAGCCTCGTCGGCAAGAGCTTTAGCGTAGGCGGAGCCGGTCCGTTTTCCCGCGCTGACTGCTTGCTTCTGGACGTTGTCGAAGAGCTTGCTGATGCCCTTGTTGACCCCATCGAACCTGACGGTGGCAGACACATATCCCGATGAGAGTTCAACAGCCATGTGTCACCTCCTAATTTCCGAACAGGTTTCGCAGTTTCTTCTCGCGCCGCTCTTCGCCTGAAAGACCAAGTAGCTCTTTGACCTTCGAGAGGGGCGCGGCTTTGACTTTCAGGCCGGGGCGTGACTGCTGATCGCCCATATCCGGGCCGATTGGCACCGGACGGTTCCGGTTACGGTGTCCGTCCTTGGTTTTCGCCCACACCAGCCAGCGCAGCGCGTTGGCGATAATCGCCAGTAGTCGGGTAGTAAGAGTCCAGCCCGCATACTTCGGGTTCCTGGACTTCCATAGAGCGCTTGTCTCTTCCGGGTGGTTGACATACACCCACAGGTCGCGCCAGTTGAATTCGTCAGACGGGCAGTCACGTAGACGCAGTCCGTCTTTGATGAGGTCGTATTCTAGTGCGGTGCCATGCTTCTCGATGAGTTCGAGAAGCGCCACTATTCCCCCACTGTGACCTGTCCGGCCTCCTGCCAGGCGGTGAACAGGTTTTCCACCTCAGCTAGGGGCAGCTCGTCGAACACAGCGAGATCGGCTTCCGAGACCGCGCCCCACTCGATGATTTCCCACATACCCTCTTCGGGGCTCTTCCGATTCCGTCGAATGAGTCCGGACGGAACGGATCCGAAGGGTTTGAGGTTGATCTTCTTTTCGACGCCTTCGATTTCCACGGTGTGGACGTAGGGTGTCGCGTTTTTTGCAGCCATGAGCGCCCTTTCAAGGGGTTTGTGTGCAGCCGTGGCGCTTGGAGAGCGGCGGGGCCGCGCTCGGCTGCAGGGGAATTCGGCCCCGCCGCGTCTATTAGGAGCCCGCGATCCGTCCGTCGTCGGTGTACGTGGTGACGTATTCACCGGTGGACGACTCGAATACCTTCAGTTCCACCTCGTATTCGATGGTGTCCTTGCTGGCCAAGGTCACATCACCAACGGAGATGACCTGTCCGTCGGCGACGCAGTTGCGGTACTTCGCGGACAGCTCCGAGTCGATGGTGTCGAACACCCACGTCTGGTGCGGCAGCTTCTTGCTGGTCTTGCGGACCTTCACCTGGGTGCCGTGAGTACCGTCCGCGGGGGTAACGGTGACATTTGATGCACCGTAGATCGCCTTCAGGACATCGGCATTCAGCGATTCCAGGAGCACGAACTTGAACGAGTGGTTGTACTCGGTCTGCAGCACCTTGACGATGCGGCCACCCATGTCTTTCTTCTCATCGGTGGACCGCTCCGATGTCTCAGTGATACCGTCCTCGCCGACATACCCGAGACCGACGAACGCGGCGTCAAGTACTCCGTCAACACTGGTTGGGAGGGTAGTTCCGAGCGGGGCGACGAACGCGGCCCCAGCGGCGGACGGCTCTGCGGCGAAAACGTTGCCGACTTCTTCAGCCATGATGTGCCCCTTTCAGAAGCAGATCGGTGCAGCCGAGCCTTTGAAAGGGTGTATTTAGTTGTAAATTCAGGGATTTGAACGCATTACTACATCGACGGTCATCACGAACCGTCGCGTTTCGCTTTCGATATCATCGCGGCGGGCCGGTTCCCCTGCGATGTCTACAGCGTGCACTCCGCGGCCTTTACCGGGCAGTTTGAGGATCCATTCACGCGTCTGCTCGATCAGGTTGTATGCGTCGAGTTCGTTGGCGCCCCATGAGTAGATGATCAGTCGGCGCCGTGTCAGCACGCGGGCTTTGGTTCCCGAATATCCGCTAGAGATTGGCGCTGAATCGATGGTGATCAGCTGCGCTGGGCGCGTTTTCGGCACATCCGTCGCGACCCGAACCGGCATGTTTTCGCTTAGCCAGTCCCTGACTACCTGTGCGTGGTAGGCGAACATCAGCCAGCCTCGCCGAAGTTGTGTAGCAGTGCGTCGTGCTTGTGGTCGTACCGGATGGCCTCTGCCGTTGCGGCGATAGTTGTTGCCCGGTAGTCGCGCTTATCCAAAGGATCATCGCCTTCTACCGAGACGCGGAAACCGTCTTCCAGTCCCGCTTCTTGGTTACAGGCGTCAGCGACCCGCTGCATCATGGGAACACACACCTTTTCGACGATTTCCTTCGTCAATTCGCTCTGCGCCTTGCGATTCAGCCTGAACTGGGCCACTAGCCGGTCACCCTTTTCAGCTCGACGATGATTCCCGGCTTCCAGCCGTGGAATCCGCCTGTTTCGTCGCGTTCACCCACCACCTCGTAGGTTTTCCCGTTGATCCCGAATCGGGACATCAGATCAACGGTCATGGGCGGCATAGCGAGGTCGACTTCTGCGATATCGCGCGAGGTGTGCCCGTCCGTGTCTTCGGTGCGGTGCGGGGCATACGAGTACGCCTTCAGGTCCACTGTGGGGCCGAAAACTCGGACATCGTTACCCAACTCGTCCTGCGTGACACCCAAGCAGGGGGTGTACGTGACCGGGATTCTGGCCAGTGATTCGAAGGTCACAGGCGGTGGATGATCACATTTGGGACGGGGTAGCGGTAGCTTCTCGCCTCCGCTAGTTCCTCGTCGGTGAACAAGGATGTGTCGGATACCCAGTCGGCAAGACGCTGCCGAAAGTCCACTCCCGCGGTGAGGTCGGTGGACTTCGATTCGGGTGAACCGGGTTCCACCGTGAGGTGGCGCGCGACAATAGCCGCTACCGCGTCTATTGCGGCCTGGGGCGGCTCATCTCGGGTGTATTCGACGACAAGGATCTCACCTGTGGCGACGGGGCACCCGTTGCGGGTGACATCTACGTAGTCGCCCTCGATAACGCCTTCAAGGGTGTTCCCGCAGAGGTCGGTGACCGTAACAGTGTCCCCAGACGGGGGGTCCGGTAGATGTACCCGACCCTCCACCGTGAGTGCACGCACGGTCACCGCCCCTGCAGTCAGGGTTCGTCCGGCCTCCCGCTGAAACCTTCGAGACACCCTCTCCAACAAGCCCTCGACACGGGCCCGCTGGGAGGCGGTGAGCTCGTTCTCATCGTCCAGCCCCAGGGCATGGGCGACATCAGCGGGAGATGCCAGCACTAGCTGCCGGCCCGGTTGAAGACGAGTACGCCGGGGGCCTTGACGACCTTGCCGCCGTACACATGCAGGCCGCGGATGCGGTCGGCGAACTTGTCCTGTGCGCGCATGCCCTCGACCTCGTCGATCTGAGACACGAACGCTGCGGCACGCTGATGGAAGAAAACAGCCTGCGGCGAGTCAGACTCGGGCAGGTTGTTCGAGGTAACCACACGGAATCCGAGCAGCTTTCCAACAGTGGCGTTGCGCAGACCCGCGGTGTCGCCGGACGAATCGAAGCTGGTGAGCTTCGAATCAGCACCAACCAGCAGTGCCTCGAACTCGGCGTTCACAACCGCGACACGCAGATCGTCGTCAGGAACGTTGGCCTTGTTCATCAGCTTGCGGGCGTCCTTGACGACGTTGAACGCGCCATCTCCCGTGGTGGGGTTGGACGACCATGGCATGCCGGTGGCGTTGGCGACAAGCAGGTTGGCGATGAACTGGTCGGCGTCGGTGGCCAGCGAGTCGCCGGCGGCGTCGGTGTACAGCGGCAGCAGGTTTTCGTTCGACTGTGCGTTGTCGATGTCGTCGACGTAGAAGTCGAAGTTCTTCTCCTGATCGATCAGGATGTCGATTCCGGTGTCGCTGATGGCGTCTGCCGACGTGGTGCGGCTAGCCGCCTTGTAGTCCTTGACCGCCGGGGCGACCACACCGGGGATGTGGATGGTGTTGCCCTTGCGGGCTTCACCTTCGTACTTGCGGTCAACGAGGGAGGCGAACACATTCTTGGCCATGTAGCGCTCAAGAATGTAGGACGACCAGATTTCGGGGATGAAATGGGTAACAGCCATCTGACTGGCTCCTTCCTATGCTTACTTCCCCATCAGCTCGTCGAGCTGCCCGCTCTCGCGGGCTTCTCGAATCGCCTTGGGGGACATGTTTTTGAGGTCATCACGGGTCAACTGCTTGGGACCGGTGACTTTCTTGTCTGAAGTAACCTCGGCTGCCGGCGCTGCGGCCGGTGCGGACTTCGACTTGATCGCTTCTTCGAGTCGAGCGTTGAAACGCACCTTCCACCGTTCGGCGGATTCGCGCATCTCTTCTTCGGTGCCGCCCTTGATGTCCTCAGGGTCAACTCCGGTGGTTCTGGCGACCTCTGATCGCAACCGTTCGGTGCGTTCGGTGGTCAGTTCGGCTCGGATCTTGTCGATTTCGGCCCTTGGGTCGAACTCTTTCTTGTCTCCGCCGCTCTTCTCGATGAGCTCACGCCACTTGGTGGCGTCGTCGTAGTTTTCCTTCGCGCGCTTTTCCCAGCGTCGTTCCTCAACGCGGGTGGCGCGAAGTCTGTCCAGCTCTTGCCGTTCCTCAGCGGTCAAACCATCGGTTTTGGCTTCGGATTTCGGCGCCTTGATGGCGTCTACGGTTCCTTCTGGTTCGCCCGGTTCCGTTACGGCTCCCGGCATGTCATTCGGGGTCACATCAGACATGTGAAATTCCTTTGCGTTTCGCATTGGTGGCGCCCGTACGGGCGAACCCCCTACTGGGGGAAGTCTTGTGGAGCAGGTGGCGCTACTTGTGGCGCCATCGCCTCTTCCTTGGCCCGATCCTTTTCGACTTGTGCAATCTGGTCGGGTGAGTACTTGAGGATGTTCCGCGCAATTGAGCCCCACGGCTCCCCTGCTGCCGCCGCTTGTGCTGCGGCAGAGTACTTCTCAGAGAGTGTCACACGGGCTGGCGCCTCGAATGACACCTCAACATTGCCTACGTCTGCGACACCTTCGGTCTCTAGCGCCTTAACGATGATGGCTTCGAGGCCGAGTTTCACTACCGCTAGGCATGCTTCACACTTGAAAATGAAGCCCTTCTCGGTGTTCATCGCGCCTTCCGCCGTCTGATTTGCGCCATCGGGCATCAGCATGGGAAGGGGCGTTTTCGTGGCCGCCGAGAGATGCCGGATGTCTTCTTTCGACGCGGCGAGCATGGGGCTTGCATCGGTTGTGGCAGATTCCCAAATGTCAACACCTGGTGGGAGATCCCACAGCGCTCCGGGGGCTGGTTCAAAGATGGCCGCATAGTCGATGGCGTTGCCTTTGTCATCGACCGCCGGTAGGGGCTTGTCTCCCTCCTTCTTTAGAGCGCGCTGACGGAACGCTTGCATCGCCATCGTCGACAAGCGCTGCAGAACGCCGGAGTTGATGCGGTTGATGAGATCTATATGGGTCTCGAAAACCCCAGCACCGCCCGGGTTGGTGTACACAACCACAGGTGGGGCGCCGTCAGTCTCGATCAGGTCGGTTTCAGGCTCCCAACCGCCCGAGATTCTGGTCATGAGGCGCTTGGAGTTGATGTTCTGCACGTAGCAGGGGCGTGAGAACTTCTGGCGCGCACCGTTCACCCAAACGAACGCAAAGTCTTTCTCTTCGTCTATGTCGCGCCAGTAGCGGATCGCGGCACGCACTCGCCAAGGCTGCAGGGGATCTACTGCGGCGTACATGGTTTCGGGGGAATCGGCGGTGATTATTGCCTGGCCGTCATTTCCCTGCCAGCAAGTCAGGTATGAATCGCGGAAGGTCAGCCCGTAGTCGAGCCACTGCCGCACAACGGCATCCATGCGGTTGTCGCGGTAGATGCGTTGCGCCTGCTTAGCAGTCTCCGAGTCCGCGGACCCGTCGACTGTGATTCCGTTCGGCACGATGCGATCAGAAACTGAGTCTCGTATCAGCATGCCCCAGTTGGTGCGGGACATCTTCTGGAACGCTTTCCAGGATGCTTTCGTGTTCTTCGACTGCTCCGGTAGCGGTGCGTCGCCGGACACATACCGGTCCAGGAGCCGGACTCGCGGCATGTTGTCGTCGATGCGCTTGGTCAGGATGGGGAGCCATTCTTCTGGTGTAGACGCCATGGGACTCCCTTCTGTCATTTAGTAGATGCGCCTCGGCACATAAGATTTCGGCCGCGGCTTAGCCCCGGATCGTCGAGCATCGACACAGGCTGTCCAGGACAGGACCGCGGACATTGCTGCGTCGAACTTGTCCTCGAGGCGCCCGTCTTGCTTCTGGAGGATCCACAGCGGCGCTCCCTGGTCGTCAAGGAGCTTCAACTCGTGTCTGCCAGCGTTTCCCATATGCTTGATCAGCGTCTCTTGCCAGGCGTTTTCGCCATAAGTGACAATCCCGGAATCGATAGCCTCGACATACGCCCTAACCGCGGCGGCCATAGGCGTTTTGCGTTGGGTGAACCACTCGACAACTTGATCGGGGAATCGGGCCGCCCATGAAGCAACGGTTTCTGTCCAGTGGGGCGGGTCGCAGTACATGCGCCACACCTCATACCGGGACATCATGTCCGTGACTAGGTCCGTGACCTCATCCTCTGGGATTTCCCAGTCCTCAGCGTTTTCGGGGCGCTCCCAGCAGCCCAAAAGCATCTGCCGTCCGGTCTCAATATCCGTGATGGTCAGCGCGGTGGCGTCACGGAACCGAGCTCCATCGAATCCTGCGGTGACGAATGCGCCGTCCGGTATCGGACCCCACGGTTTGTCTTCGTCCTCGAAGCGCAGGGATTCGACTTTGAGCATGTCGAACGCTTGCGAGCCCGACTTGCGCCACCTGTTCAGCCAGACACGCTCTAGGTAAGGCTTGTCTGCACCGGGCCGGTCCCACTGGGAGGCGATCTCATCGAATTGGCCGGGTCCGTACTCCCCTGCGGGTCCAGTGGCCTCTGAAATCGCTTTTATTCGTTCGCTTTTGTTGGATAAGTCGTGGCCGCCGTCGTCGGTTCGGTATAGGTAGAACAAATCCGGGCGCTCAATCTTGCCATCACGGATGTGTTCGGCTTCCACGTGAAGCAGCTCTGCCACTGAGCCTTGACCGGGCTGCCCGGCGGTACCTACATACAGTGACCACGGATCATCCAGCGGCCTTTTGGGTAGGTTGGCATCCATCGTCCGATGCGCTTCTAGCTGCCGCGGCAAGTACAGGCGGTGCGGCTCGTCGAAACAGTTGAGTGTGGTTCGCGCACCATCACGAGAGCCTGGCGAGTTCGCCAGAGGAACAGCCTTGCCGTCCTCCCTGCCGCGCTCGTCAAGCCGACAGATGCGTTCCTTTGACACATCGAATAAGTCAGCGTCTGGTCCTTCGCTGATGATGTACGTCAGGGCGCCGAATGCTAGCTCTTCGACCTGCTCTACAGTCACCGCAAGCATCGGAATATACGGGGACCGCACAGGCCTCCCTACTGGATTACCCGACGCGTCCCAGCCGTCGAAACGTGTGGGCCCCTCGGGATGTAGCTCGCAAAATGCGAGCAAGGCTTGCTTCTCTGTCTTCGCCAAGCCTTTTCGGACCGACAGCCCAACCCGCTTGAACCGTCGCCGTCCTTCCCACTCATGCCCACGAGGAAAAATCTCGTAGGCGCGGTAGATGAACGCCCGAAACTCGGGATCGATCACATACGGTTCGCCCTGCAGTGACCCTGGACCGTAGATGGTCCGCTCCTCGATAAGGTCGCAGATCCCCTTGCCTAGAGTTGGCCATGGCTCCGGGTCGAGCCCCGGAACAACCAGGAGCATCAGCTACACGGCGTATAAGCCAGAGCGGGGATCGTCTGGTTTATCTTTGGGCTGCGGCCTCTTTGGTGATTCGCGGCGGCGGTTGCCGCGGTCTTCCACCTCGTTTACGTGTTCAACTTCGGCACGCAGCCGCAGTAACGCCAGTGGGTTAAGTCCTAGACGATCAGATAGTTGCCGCGCCTCTGTCGCCGCTTTCAAATCGCCCTGTTCGCCACGGACCTTCCATCGCACGTACTGTGCGACCTCACGGTGTGCGTGCGACTCATCCCAGATGACCGCCTGCGGCGTAGACCACAAATCGGACCAAAGCTCCTTCTCCGCGTCCTCGGCCTGCTCGATCTGTAGTTGGAGTTTCGCAACAATCAGTTCGTGCTTGTTCAGCTCCCTACGAAGCCGGCCCTTTGTCCGACCATCCTCGGCCTGCTCAATCTCCACCTGTAGGGCGGCGACTCGATCCCGCGAAAGCTCCAGTGAGGCAACCATGAGCACATCCGGGGCTAGCGGCCATGCTGGCGCCTCCCCCTCGCGCCCATCGGCGGGTAGAGATCGGAAGTCCTTCTTCGGATTGTTTCTCCGGGCTCTGATCGACGGATGTTTCGGGTTCGGTCCTGACATGGCTACTTCCCTCCCGTTCCGGGATGTGTGAACAAGCGCACCCGTTGCGGGATTTGCGCCGTGAATAGGTATGACCACCACAAAAAGTTCCGAAACCCGTACAGACCATATTTAGAGCGTCTGGCCGATGTCGGGGCGTGGGGTGGGGTGGGGGTGGTCCCCAGGGGGTCATTGCCGGGCCGTGTTGGCTTCCTGTGCGGTTTTCCAGGCGTGGCAGGTGTGGCAGGTTGCTTGGCAGTTGATTGCGAAGTCTGTGCCGCCGCGGCTGACTGGTTTGATGTGGTCTACTTCGGTGGCTTGGGTGGTGCATCGTGGTCCGCGTATCTGGCATGTGTGGTTGTCGCGGTGTAGGACGTAGGCTCTGGTGCGTCTCCATGCGCTGGTTTCTGTGCGCCCTGCGGATGCGGTGCGTGGACTGGAGGACCATCCGCTTACCTTGTGTTGGGGGCAGCGGGTGTCGCCGTGCACTAGCTCTGTGCAGTCTTTGTGGGAGCAGACCTTAGGTGCGCGGGGCATGGCCATCTCGGGACAACTGCAGTCGTGCGCGCTTCTGCTGCTCCTCCACTGTGGTAACAGTGACCGGTCCGTTGAAGTTGATGGTGTTGTCCACATGTTGGCCTGTGCCGGGTTCTCCGTTTGGTATCCAGGCGTAGTCCCATTCACGGTAGGACGCGACATTGGTTTCACCATTGAAGATGTGCAGCACATTGGTGGGACTGGATAGGTAGTGCGTGCCTGATGGGTGTACGTATTCCTTGCCTCGTGAGCAGACCAGGACGGGCATCAGCAGTACTCCAGCTCTGTTGTAGGTCCAGCCCATTGGGTGCGTATGCCTGTGCGGTGGGCTTTGCGTGGGGCGTTACGTGTAGGGCGCTTGGAGATCAAGGTGTCTGCGTCCTCATGATCCGTAAGACTTGGCCATGCGTAGGCGATGCGGTGCTCTTGGTCTCTGGCCCATGTGGTGATGGCGTCATCGATGGGCATCTCAGGTAGAGCCTTGAGCAGATCAGGTACCAGGGTGGTGCGGATGCAATACCCCACTGCGTGCAGTAGATGCTCCGATACCAGCCAGGGTGAATCAGTTTGGTCGGCTTGGGTTGTGGCGCGCTGTATGCCGCGCTGCCATAGACGCGGATAGTTGGTCCCCAGATACAGGGACACGATGTCGCAAGGGGCCGCAGCGAGAGCTTTATCGAGCTGCGTGCGGAAGCCGTCTACAGGTTGGGCGTCATCCTCCAGCACAACAACCCACTCGGTAGGGCTAGTGGATAGCCACTCAAGTACGTGGCGGTGGTTGCCGTTGCAGCCCTTAGATCCGTTGTCTAACGACAGGAACGCTGCACCAGTAGCTTCCATCAACTCATGAGCAGAAGCGGCCCGCTTGTTGTGAGCGACGATGCCGATTCGGTAAGTCACCCTCCGGGGCGCTCCATGATGGCTTTACCTATCTCGGCCGCAAGCGCCGGGATTTCGATACAACCATCGACCGTGAGGTAATCCCCGCCGTCATACGTGTACTCGACCTGCTCGCGCAGTTCCTTACGTAGGACTTGCTCGATAAGTTGTTGCATGGCCATATCGATCACTCGCCGCTGGAGCTGGTTCATGCGCTCGTCGGGTCTCATGAGTTGAACTCCGAAGCGAGTGCGTCGTAGGCGTCCGCTGCGTCGAGTAGATGTTGCGCGAGCTCGCGCGCACCAACACTGTCGCCGTAGTAGATCTCCCCGCCACACCCGTCACTTATCACTGGGTAGTAAGTACGTCGGCGTCAACCATGTCGGCACCGCGGTTATATGCGGCGGATCGGTTGAACGACTCATAGCCTGAGCGGCCGTCATCAACAACATGGATGCGATACAGCCCCTCCATGCCCATCAGGACGCGTCGCAGATTCGCGGGCCTTAGAGGGTCCTTACCGCGGTCCCGGAACGGGATGATCACGGCGATGTTCACAGGTACTCCCCCGCGACCTTGGCGTAGCCTCGGCGCAGTAGGTCCCATGTCTCATCGGGGAGCTGCTGGGGTCCAAATGACAGGTGCGACACCACAAACCCTCTATAGATGACCCGGGGTTGCATGTTGGCTGCACCCTCGTCGCCGATCTTGAAGCCTGGCGGCCAATCCCTGCCGGCGATATGGGCCGGTGAAGGGGTGTCGAGAAGGTCGGCGATGCGTTTGAGGGTGGGGTGGTCGAGTCCGATGCAGTTGATCGACAACCAGTCTGTTGTCGTGATGACCTGGTTGGGTTGACCGGTCACATCCCGCCAATGGGTGAGGAAATGCTCGTGAGACATGTGGGCGTAGTCGCCGGACATGTGCACATCCAACAAAGGGATGTTCAGGTTCTCGAAGCCGCGCCAAATCAGCGGCTCCAACCATGTTGAGGCGCCGTTGTTCACGGTCAGCGCGGATACAACACTGCCGCGATATTCGTCTATCGCCTCGAGGTATTCACCGAAGCGTGCGGTTTCGAAGAACACGTCATCGTCGTCGACCTTGACGAACAAACAGTCCCGGTATTCGGGTTGGGCGTAGTGCCACCACACCTTGTTGAAACCGGTCCAGTGGCATCCGCCGTGGAAGTCGTTGCGGACGGTGATCCGCTCCCCTGTGATGGTTTGCAGATACTCCGCATCCTTGGGGTCGCGGGCGAGGTTCCAGATGTCGTATTCGACGTTCGGATGCTCAGCCAGGATGCGTTTGATATACGGGACCTGGAGTTGCATGTTGGCTTTGCGGCCCGCGAACACAAAGAGGATGACTCGCAACACAACTCCTAGGTGATCCGAATCGCCCAAGCCTCATGCGAATGCCCAACCACACACCAGTTGATGCCGGTGCGGTCGGCGTATTCGCGCCAGGCTTTCATCTCGTGGTCTTCGCAGCCGTCGTAGCTGTGCCACTCGTCAAAAACGACATAAGTTCCAGGCTTGAGATGTAGGTGTTCCAAAGCTGTTGCCGTGGACGAGTACAGGTCGCAGTCGACGTGCACCAAACCACACTCAGGAAACGTGAATCCTGGCAGGGTGTCGGCGTACCGGCCTATTACTAGGCGAGTGTTGTTGATGGCTGGTGGTTTATGCGCGAACGATCCTTTCGGGAAGCCTTCGCGCCAATCCTCGGGTAAACCGGTGAAGCTGTCGAACCCGATCACCGGCATGTGCTCGGCAATGATGCGGGTCGATTCGCCTTTTCCTACCCCGAACTCCAAAGACACACCGGAAGGCTTCAAGCCGACTACATGCCGCAGTAGCGAATAGTGCTCTACGGGCGGGAAGTATGGGCCTAACTGGTAGTCCTGGACGCCTTCGCCTTCCCGGTAGGGAAAGTACGGCCATGTTGGGTGCTTGTGGCCCCAACGGTTTCCGTTCGCCTCACACATCCGGGCACGCTCGGGAAGCTCAAACCGGGAAGAACCTGTTCGGTTTCCTTCGGCTTTGTCCCGGGAGTAGATCAGGTTGTGTGATCCGCGGACATCGGCGAACGGCCATCGCGTCAACCCCGCGTCGTGGATTCTCTGCGACCAGTCGACGTGTTCGCCGCCGTGCGCCCCGTATCCGATGTCCATGCCGCCCACCGTGTCGATCACTCGACGTTCGGCGTACAGGAGAACTCCACGGGGGAATCCGATAGCGAAATGCTGCTCGTCTTGGTGGGTGACGCTGTGTCGGCCACCGCTGGGCCACTGAAACGACAAATGCGGTTCCGGCGACTCAACGTAAGGCTTCCACCACTCGTCTACGGTGGGCCACACATCATCGTCGGCCAGGAAGAGGTGGTCGCACCCCAAGTCCATAAGCTCGGCGATGCAACGGTTCTTCGCCATCGCAATCCCCATAGGTTGTGGATGGCGAACAACACTCACTGCTCGGTGCAGTGGGATTCCCCGCTCCGGGCACAGCGGCTCGTCGCTGCCGTCGTCCACAACAACAATCGGCACATCAGCCGACGTGTGCTCAATCCAATGCATTAGAGCGTTGAGGAGAACATCTCGGCGGTTGTGGGTGGTGATCGCTACCCCGAGCACTAATCCTCCACGTCGCAATGCGGGCAGCAGTCGTACCGGAGGCGGCGCCCGCAGTACTCGCAGTGCTGCACGGCCATCTGATCTCCCGTTTCGCCTGTACCCGTCGGGGTGGAGGTCTACGATCCGCCAATGATCAAGATCGCAGCTGCAGCCGCCGTAGCGGCCAGCATTGTTTTCGCGCCCGCGGCATACGCGGACGATGACGCCTACCTGGACGAACTGTCCGGGCAGGGCTTCCAAGTGATGTGGCAGTCCCGGCCATTCCTGCTGGCCGCCGGGAACGGCATGTGCAACGACCTACGCAACGGGGAAACCCCGGAACAAGTAGCCTCGCACTCCAACTATCCGAACGCGACACCAGCCAATCTGCTGGCTATGGCGCGATCGGCGAAACGGAACCTATGCCCCTAGGTTCACGATCCAGTAGCTCATCCATGCGGCTGTAGGCCACAAGCTCGGCATCAACATCACCCTCAGTGCGGGCTATACGTAACCGCTGCAACGCTTCTAGGATGCGGAGCTGGTTAGCGGTCAGGGGCACGGTTAGAACCAGGTATTGAGAATGTCTGAAGCAGCGGCGTCCATCGCACGGAGCACGTCGCTGTACGTCGGCCAGATTTCCGGGTACTCGCCCAACGGTTGACCATCAAGCATGATTGCCTCCCAAAGGGATTCAGGCGGACGCGCAGGTGTGGCCGTCGGTCCAATCATTGCCGCAAGTGCCGCAGTGCCACTCCGTAGAGATGAGACCGTTCAACAGGGTGCCGGTCCAGTTGGCGGGATTGAAGTTCGGATCAACGGTCGGATCATCCGGAACAAAATTGCGACGCCCAGCGGGGTCATCTGGGACTTCTCTCATACCTCAATTATCCCGTGTTTCAACGGGATCGGCGGTGTCTAGCGCAGCTATTGCAGCGTCTGCGAGTTTCCCGAAAATCCCCGGAGGAAGCTCGCCGTCTATCAGGTTGATGCTTGGATCGAAATACCCAAACGGTTCATCCCACTCTTTGAAAGCTGCCCAGAAGGCGTCGTGCAAAGCGGATGTCAGTCGGTTCCGCTGGTCGCTCATCCCGGATTCCGTACGTCGTCTATCGACGTAGGACCGAACATGCGGCGACGCTCCGAGGGCTCAACACTGCGCTTCTCGGTCATCGCCTCGATGTAAACCTGTTCATACGTTGCGATAGCACGGCTTAACTCTTCATCCGACGTATCAGAAGGATCGAAAGAGAGGCCGAGTTCACGTGCCCGGTCTATATGGGCTTGAGATGGTTCAGTCACGGCGCTCGATTCAGGACGACCGACCCGTACATGCGCACCCATCGAATGCACTGCTTCTCGGCGCTCGTACGACGCCGAAATGACCAGCGCTGCAGCACCTTCCCATACCTGGATAGCTGTGCTTCGTAGCCATTCAGGAAGCAGGGCTTACCGAGTGCATGGAACTGCTTGCGCCGGTATTGGCAGACGTAATCGTGGGCCAGGTGGCCATTTAGTGCGTAGTGCACAGCATCGGCGAGGCTGGGCTCGGATTCAGCGATGTTGGGCTGGGAAATCTCTTGCGTGCTCATCCCTCAATTTTACCGAGCTACAGCACAAGTCGCGGTGTCTACAACCGTCTCCGGTACGGCTCGTAGAAACCCTCGGGCTTGTCCAACTGGAACATCTTCGGCGACAGCCACAACGTCATCGTCACCGACGACATTTCGTTCTCCGAGCAGGCTTCAACCTGCACTACTGCTATCCAGTGCAGATCGTGAGTACGTATCCAGGCGATCTGGTGGCCCCGCATCCACGCCTCCAACCGCAAACCCTCCGCCCTGACGGACAGGTTGCGGTTCCGCACGAAGCCGCCGACACAGCCAGGTAGCGCTTGGTACATGTCGACATAGACGGTGCGGTACAGCTTTTTGAGCGTGGGAAAGCGAGGGTTGCTAGACCACCGCTCGAACACCTGTTCGATAGTAGAACAGGGAGGCTACAGGGGCAAGCCCGTCAGTGGTCAGCGAGAAACGCCTCGATGTCGGTGATCATCTGCTGCTCAGTCAAGTAACCGCCGTAGCAGCGGACTCCTTCGATCATTCGAGACGAGAACGCAAACAGCGCCACATCGCCGTTAGGCGGCGTAGGCGTCGGCGGCCTACCTATGTCGTCGTCCACAACTTCGATTATCCGCCGATTTGGACGGACTCGCGGTGTCTAGCGTCGCCCGAACAGGCTGCCGAGAATGTCGATGGGGTTGGCCGCTTTGACCACTCCCCTGATCTCCGTACCGAGCTGGCCTAGTTCAGCTTCCGCGCTACCAGCGATCCTGTCGGCTGTGGTTTCCACGGTGCCGGCTGCACGGTCCCCTACCTCACCGAGTACTTCAAGGCCATGGTCTAGGAACCGGTCGGCGATGTTGTCGGGGATCTTCTTGTCCAATACCCGGAAGAAGGCGTTACCGATAGCGGCGGCCAGGAGCGGCCAGAACTTATCGAGCATCGAACAGCTCCGCACACAGCCAGCGCCACGCGTCGGCCACTAGCTCGGGAATGCCCATCCAGGCCTCTAGCACGGCATCACCGAACGTCGTCAGCTTGTCCATCAACGATCACCTGTTCTGTCCAGCTTGTTGGGTCGTTCTCGGGATCTACTCGACACCCTGCAGAGCAGGGGGCGTAGCGGATACGGCCACAGGGGATGCAGCAGCGGACACGAGACAGAGGCATGGAAAGAGACCTCCGTTTGGGCATAAAAAAGACCCCGACCTAACGAGAGATCGGGGTGGGGATTTGAAGTTTTGGGTTCTGACGCATACAAGCGCCGTTGGCGTCAGTTTACCAAGCGAGGCGCACCGGTTTTGTCAATAGGAGGCGGCGTGTCGTCTCGTAGGTGGGACTTAGCATCCCAGATCACCTTGGCATTACAGAGGGGGCAGTTATTGACCACGCCGTATCCGTAGATGTTCGAGCGGCAGTTCGGACATTCTCCGCCTCTTACGAACTGACTCATTTCATCCCCTTTCTACGCCAGGACCGGGATACGGTCTAGGTCATCATGCTCAGCATCCTTGACGGTCTCGGCGTCAAAGCGTGCCTGCAGGTTGACCCAGAACATCTCAGAAGTACCGAGGGCGCGGGATAGCCGCAGCGCGGTCTCTACAGTGATGGCGCGGCGGCCCTTGAGGATCTCGCCGATACGGGTCTGCGGTACCCGCATCGCCTTGGCTAGGGCGTATGGGGTGATGTTGAGAGGCTCGAGGAACTCAGTCTCCAGGATCTCTCCGGGGTGGATGGGTGCGAAACCGGACATCAGTCGTCCTTTACTTAGCGTATTCGTATGCGTATTCGTATGCGTATGCTTATTCGTATGTGGCGTATGCGTATTCAGATTCGTATGTGTATGCGTTAGTGGTAGTCACAGATCTCAACGTCGTCAGCCCCATTGTCTTTCCAGACGAAGCAGATTCGGTATTGGTCGTTGACGCGGATGCTGTGCTGTCCCTCACGGTCGGCGACCAGTTTCTCCAGCCGGTTTCCCGGAGGGATGCGCAGGTCGTTGATGTCAGTAGCGGCGTCGATCAGTAGCAGTTTCTTGTATGCGGCTCGGGATAATTCAGGCCCGATCTTCTTGACGAACTGACGCCCCCACACCTTGCGGGAGTCTTCGTCTTTGAAGGATCGGATCATGTCACTAATACTAACGCCATGCAGTACTACTGTCAAGCGTCAGTATTAGCCCAATATTCTGTGATTGCGTGCAAGTCCTCAGCCCTGAACCGCACGGCGCACCATGGATTGAAGCGCAGGATCAGGAAGCCTGGGGGTCCACTGACACTTCGGCCACGGCCCGCGTACGCCTCGCGAATCTCACGGCATGCCTGCGGTGATGGAACGCGATATAACCCGAAGGATCATGCGTCAAAAACCCTTCGCAGGAGTACTTGGTTCGCATCCCGTCCGCCCATAGGGCTGAGATCAGCTGCGCGATAGACTCGTCGACTCGAACCTCTGAATCATCCCAAGGGGTGTGGATCGAGACTTGCTCATGGATCGGCATCTCATCCCGCCTTCTTTCCCGACTCGTCCGACCGGTGGTGGGCGTCCAGCACATCCCCTAACCGGAAGAACTTCACATCCCCATCTACCGCACACGGACGTAGGGGGTTCTTCCGTCGTGCCGCTAGGGTCTCCACCCGTCGTTTGTTCAGTCCCTTGCCGATAGCGCCCATCTTGTTGGCCAGCTTCTCCACCTGGCCGGCTGTGACAACGAGCCGGTTCGCTTCATGGACTCGGCCGCGGTCGATCACTATGTCGTCGTCGGCGGGGATGTCTATCTGTCGCCAGCACTCATCGATAGCGGCTTTGATGTCCTCGTAGGCTTCTTCTGAACCTTCAGTGAGGGCTAGGGCGATCATGTTGACTCGCAGCCACTTGGCCAGTGTGATGATGTCGTTGCCCTTGTCCCACACGATGGCTCGTTGTTCGCATACCAGCCTCACCCACGTACCCAAACAGTTGTGCAGTACGTCGGCGGCGTTGTGTGCGCCGATATGGATGGGGACTTGAGATTCAGGTTTGGGTCGTCGGGACATGCTCAACCCCGGCCTCTGGATGCGGGCCTGGCGGGTGAGGGTGACGGACAGCTCCCCGATCATGCAGGGGATGCTGGCCAACTCTTCACGGAGCTTATGTTGGGAGCCCTTGTCTAAGAAGTACGAATCAGCAACGCTCACTTGTCTTTAACCTCTCGACGCCGAAACTCTTCCCAGTCCCCTAGGTAATCCTTCGGTTGGTCCCAGGTGTATGAGACTTCCTTCTTGTTGCAATGACTGCACCGCCACTCGCGATCAAAGTTTCGGAAGGGGCGGCGTTCCGTCACTCGATAGCCGGGTACATAGAACATTCGGTAGTCGTAGTACGTCTGCGGTTCATCCTTGATGAGCACCATGTCATGCGGGCCACCTTTGTTCCGCTTGCACTTCTTGCGATCTCGCGGTGACTGGTGCTTGGGCTCTTCGGGTTCCATGTGGGCGTGACGGAACACCTTGGGGTTCTTCTCGTCGGGCAGCTCGTCGCAGTCCCAGCTCACAAGGCTTCTCCGTTCGACGGTGGATCGTTCTCTGCCATATAGCGTTCCCAGGCGAGACGGCGAATACGGGCGACATGATGGGCTTCTGCTGCGGCTATCGCATCAGACTCGCTGTCGCCGAGATAGACCTCCTTGGGTGTTTGATACCCCACACCGAAAAGCGCCTGCCATGAACTCGCGCCATACTTGAACAGGATGTAAGCACCGCCATCAACTTCAGCGCGGCACCCGTTCTTTGGTACGCGTGCGTATGGCCGGTTGGACCATTGCAGCGGTTCAGCACTCAACTCTCACTACCTCCGGGAATTGCCGCCAGTTGCTTCGGTTGACAGTTGGTCCAATGCATCGATTCGTGACCGGCAGGGAGCCCACACGATCCACAGTCATAGCCCCACCCTTGCCGGATTCTGTGGTCGCCGTGCCAGCTGTTGTCACATGGAGCCCCACATGTTTCGGCATTGGGATCAAGGAAGAATGCAATTAGTGTGATGGGCGCGAATCCAAGTAGGCAGTATTCGCAATAGAAGTGCTCGCCGTCAGATCTAGTCTCGCCGCCGCAAGCACCACATGCGGGCATCTGTGGTACTGCATCAGGTAATGTGCCCATACCTCAATTATCCTCCGTTTCAGGACAAGTCGCGGTGTCTAGCCCGCTTTCCTTTCCTGGTTCCACCTACGCCTGTCCTTCAATGACAGCTCCCCGTAGATACCGTGTTGGTCGTGTACCTCTATCGCGAATTGGAGGCATTGGAGTTTGACGGGGCAGCCGTGGCAGATTTCCTTGGCCCGCTTACATTCCCGGCTGGCGCCCTGGTCTGGGAACCACCACTCCGTCGGGAGTCCACGGCACGCTGCTTCGTCTTGCCACGACAGGTCCGCGACAAGACCGGTGAGGCATCCAACGATGTCTGCGGCAACGCTTCCCCCGGCTATCCAGTCGGTAGGGCTTGAGTGCGGCATCAGCTTGCCTCCTGCCGTGTGGCCCTGTGTTTGTACCCAACGCGCCGAGACATCTTGCGGCACTCTGTCGAGCAGTAAGCCGAATGTTGATACGCGGATTGATATCGCTCACCACATACCGCGCACAGCCTCCATGGCCTACTCGCGCGCTTCAGCTCGTCACGACGCCGATTCTTGGGAATGGCGCGCCGTCGCTCGCATTCACGACACGAACGCTTGGTTCCACCGTTTGGACTTCTATCCAGCCTGGTATTTGATTCGGTGAACTCATGGCCGTATTTGCAGTGAGTCTTATTGGCCCAGTACGCGGTGCCGTGATCGAGCATGTCTTGGCTGTTTTCTTGCCAAGTACCCCACGCGAGGTTGTCTTTGTGGTTGTTACGCCCATTCCCGTCTAGATGTCGGACCACAGCCCCAGGCGGACGAGGCCCATGAAATGCTTTGCACACCAGTTGGTGCACATGCGCAGTGCTGTGAACCCCAGATCGACTCAGCTCCACTTTGTAGTAGTGCTTTCCCAACCTCTGTTTCAGCACCCTTCCTCGCAGCGATGTCTTACGGCCCAATCGAGAGATGCTGACGCGGTTTATACTTCGCACCCGCCCAGTGCTGCTCACCTCATATAGCCCTTCCCATTCGGGCACCGGGCGCCAGATCTCATTGGACATCAGCTGGCCTCCCTGTTACGCATGATCTTCGCGCGCTCACGAGGCCCCAGCCCGCCGTAGATCCCGTCGCGTTCGTCGTTGACGATCGCGTAGGTCAAACACTCAACTCTGACTGGGCATGAGCGGCATATCTTCTTGGCGTATTGGTACTGCACGGTGATCGACTCGCTATCACCGTCGCCACGCTTATGGGGGAAAAACGCGTCCGGGTCTGCGGTGGCGCAGGACGCCTGGATCATCCAGGGCTCCGGTTTCAGGCAGGGTAGTTCCGCCTTACCGGAGATGATGCGCGGTCCGGGGTGAATATCGTCACGCATTTCATTTCCTCCAACGTGTCTCATGCGGCCAATGCCTTGGTTTCCCTAAATCCCCCTGCCCATCCATGGCTATCCATCTACAGGGATGTCCTTCTGGGGCACTACAGTCCGGGCACACCCTGTCCGCAGCCCCGGTTTCGGTGTATGCCGTAGGTTTCCGCCGGCTACCCGTGTCTTGGTAGTCAGTCACGGCTGCATCCCGGCTCTCCGTTGACCATTGGAACGAGAACATCCAGGGGCTTACCCTTGCGCGAGGCGCAGTCTGGGTCATCATGTCCGCCGTAGCAGACCTCATGGCAAAGGCAGTGGCAGACGATTCCGTGACATGTCGGCGTTCCGCTTCCATTCTTGAATCGGCGCTTGGTGCGACTCATAGTCCTAGTTCCTCACTTGGGTAGACCCGTTTAGCGGTCTCACAGGGCCACTCAACTTCACCCTCGTAGAGGGTTGATTCCTGCCACGCGCAGTCGCCGAGCAGTTCCAGAAACTCATCTGATGAGCATTCGGCGCACACCCGCCCGAGCAAGATTCGCTCGCCGTCAGCGTCCGTCTTGAATACGCCGTTGGTGTCGTCGTATTCGTAGTATTCGTATGGCCGGTGTATTTCCTGTACCGACTTAGCCATCTCACGGGCACCGGCCTCGGCGTTCTGGGAGGGCCAGCACGAGAGCTGGTCGTTATCCCACGCCCGTTGTGCGGCAGAGATTGCAGGGTCAGTCATTCGAACCTCGATCGCAGTTTGTCCAGCTCCACACGAGCGTCTGTGATCTTGTGATCAGCGGCTCTTCGCTGTGCGAAGGTCTTGGCCGAAAGCACCAATACACTGGCGTCGAACAACATCTGGTCGATCTTGTCTATCCGGTCCGTTACTTCACTCATCGGTCGTCTCGCCTCCCGAGAAGATCTCCCAGAGCAGCCATTCCGGCGACAACTCTTCGTGTGGGTTGTCACTCATGACTCCTCCTCGCATCCGCACGTTGGGGTATGAAGGTCGCCATGCTTGCCGTCTATACCGATCGGCCGATGCAAGTGCAGCAGTTCAACGAGATGCTTGATAGCCTCGCGGGTTGGTCGATCTGGCGCGTATACCGCTTGGGCGCAAAGTGCTTCTAGGAGTACTTTCGGGCGCCATCTATTCACGAAATCGCTCATCGCCCACCTGCCGCGAATGCTGCTACGTGAGGAACTGGACCAATCCCCTTACCGCGCCGTCTCCCACATCGGACACACTGGGTGTAGAAGATGGTCCAAGAGGCGACTTCCGGGTGGAACCTGCTGCGAAATTCGTAGGACGTAACCGACCATTTGTGGAACCCGATTCGGCAGGCCATGTTCATGACAGACCCCGAACTTCACGTTCGATGGAATCGCAATCCAAACCTCGGTCCTCGCAAAAGATTCGAGCGACAATCAATCCCGCGTCTTGATATTGACGCTTCATCCAGACCGCAGCTTGCACCATGCGCGTAGCCATCTCTAAGTCGTTCATTTCCCACCTCTTGCGAATGCTGCTATAGCCTCAGCACCAGAGGGGAACTCGGTGCAAACCGTTGGGGGATCGACAAACGGCAAGAATCGCCTACGAACGACCCATATACCGTCTTCGTCCTTGAATATCTGCCACGGCACCCACTTGTCGCTCATAGCTTCACCACGTCTTCTATGAGGTCGTGTGGTGCTGTTACTTCATGCCCGCAGCATGCGCAGCGTCCTTTGCGTCTGGTCTCTATTGAGGCTTGTACCCAGTTCCCGATCGTGGAGACATGCTCCCGGCAGATGAACACTTCAACGGCTGGTCTGTCGCAGTGGTCTACGAGGTGGATGGTGACCATGAAGTCCGCGGGCCTGTAGCAGTCTTGGCATGGGGGTGTGCATTCGATCTTTAATCGGGCCAGGAACGCCGTAGGGGTCTCTAAACCGGTTCGGGGTTGTAGAGACACCACTGGTTGGGGTTTGGGCTGTGTGCGTTTAAACCAGGCGGTCATAGCGGCATCACCTTGAACACCGCCGCCGTCACAACGCCACAAGACTCGCACGGTGCGTCCATGTCCTCGGCGATGATGGCCAGCAGCTCCTGCTTGTGCGCATCGCAGAAGTGCTGCACACCAACGCTGCAGGTTTGGGTCGCCCAGTCGGCCAGATGCAGCCGGATAGCCCACCTAGCCTGCAAGCTGCATTCAGGCGCGATGAACTTGTACGGCTGCCACTCACATCCCCTCGCTGGCATTTCTCCTACGAGTTCTTTGATGTCTGTTATGGCTTGGGCAGTCACGATGCCGACCTCCTTTGGTTTGTGGCGTCATGGACAAGCTGGAGATTTGGGAAGGGCGTCTTGCATTCGCAGTCGGTGACGCCGGAATCGTCAGGGAGGTCGATCCATCCGCTGCCGCCGCAGAGCTTGCAGTTGCGTCGGCGTTCGGCCGCTGCTGTGCGTGCTGCCTTCTCTGCGATTTCGGCCTGGAGTTCCTGTGCCTTCTCGGCGTCTTTGACTCGCTTGCAGCCCCGGCAGTTTTCGTCTTCGGGATTTCCGTAGGGGTGGCGCGCGCAGCGCGGGGCTGACGTCGACTCGGGCTCTGGTGAGGTTCCCGGTTTTGGTGACCCCCCTAAAGATTCATTCTGAGGAACGAAGAATGAATCTTTCGTTGGGGTTGGGGTTGGGGTTGGGTTGTCGTGTTCCGTCAGCGTTCCTGCAGCGTTCCGAACACCGTTCTTCCCTCGTTCCGAACGCTGTTCCGAACTACGTTCTGCCGCCTGCCTAGCCTTCCAGGCCTCCTTGCGCGCCCTAGCTTTCTCGGCCTTCTCCTCGATTTCCTGACGCGAAAACTGGAACTTCAGGTAGTCGTGGATCAGGTACTCATCGCCGCCAGGTTCGCCGCCGTCTTCGCGGGAATGACATTCCTCGCACCCATGGCCACACTCGTGCCAAAGCTCTGATGCCATCATCCATTCGATGACCAACTTCACCGCGTCATCACCGTCGACGCCAACACCGAAGCAATCCGATTGACTAGTGGTGATACCGATGCCGTCGAAGTCAAGGAAAAGTCGAGCCTTGTTCTTTTTGAAGAATCCGTCCGTTAGGTTTCGGTTACAGAAACCCATCGCCGCGAAGTGCAGCGCCACCCCCAGCGGTCCGACTTCACTGAACTTGTCGTTGTCGTAGAAGTCATCAGAGACGCGTATCCAGCCCATCTACACCGCCTCCTGGTCGGCGAGGCGAAGGGACTCACGCACGTAAGAAGCGGCCAGACGCACGCCATTGGCCTTGCCCTCTAGGCGTATCCGCTCGTGACTCAGGGGTTTATGGAACTCCGAGTGCTGCACTAGCTTGACCTCAGCGGCGTCCAGCCGCTCCAGAAGATCCGTCAACGCATCGATGGTCTCGTCACTCATCGTCACTCCTCTCAAATCCCCCACAAGGGCAGTACCGGTAAAGGGGCTCAAAAGAACCAGGGATAGTGGCTTTACAAGTGCCGTAGTGACGTTGATGCTCATCGAGATCGTGGCCGCAGCAGCAGAGGTCGGTCATCGCTCCTCCGAATCACGTTCAGCCGCAGCAGCAGCGGCGAGAAGGGCGGTGCCCATGTACCTAGCCCGGAATGCCCCGATCTGAGACAAGACTTCACTGCCGAGCCCGTAGTCGGTCCACACGTCGCCAACCCTTGAACCGCCCGTGTTGTCCACGCGGATGTCATAGTCGCCGAAGTACAGCTGGCCATCGTCGTCTGGACCAATGGGTTTCGGTAGTTCTACTACTGCGTATCCATTGGCCTTGAGTGCCGCAAGGATGGCGTCGGCATGCTTCGCATCCCATTTCGCGAGTAGGTCCTTGATCATCCGCCTTTGTTCTGGCGTGTGCTTACTAACGTCAGGTGCTAGCGCCTCGATAATCACTTCCCTCGCACTCATTTTCTCGCTCATGCGCATTCCTTCTTGTCTTCAACAAACCCTCCGCAATCACAAAGGTTCACACCATCATCCAAAGCCCCATAACACTCAGCTGCTTGACCGTTGTGTTGGTATCTCTGATGACCACAACGGCAGAAGTGGTAGGTAGGCCACACAGTCACGCCGACCTCCCCAAAGCCCACTCCCCCGAATCAGCCCACAACGCCAACGCACACATAACCTGTGCCGCTACACCGGGATGCCAGGCGCAGAAGTCCACGCAATCCCCCAACACCTCCAAGTGATCCCTGGTTCTCAGCGACCGGATCAACTCGGTGGCTTTACGAACCAAAACGTTTTCGTTGCCGCAGAACTCGTAATCCACCTCTGGAGGGCCTTCAGGTTCGGGCATCAGCTCAGCCTTATAGCGCTCGATCTGCCGGTCAGTGACATTCAGCCGGCGCGCCACCTCGGTCCCGGACAACCCCTGAGCGGTCAGGGCTTTCGCCGCCACCACACGATCCGGTTTCGACAACGACACCGGATAACCCTGAAGCGCAGCATCCACATTCAGCGGATCAAACGTTGCCCTCACGCCGCACGCTCCTCACGAATCGACCCGTCGTCGGCAAGCCACACCCAACGCTCATGCCGGTAAAACACACGCTCAAAAGCAGGCTCGGCGTACTGGGAGACAAGAAACCCCTTGTCTCGGGCCTGTCCACGCTCACCCGTCTCCAGGAAGAGATGACATGCCCCACAAACGAGCACCCCATTCGACACGCGGCAGGTTGTAGCCCGCCGAGTACCGCCCATGCCTCGAGCACGCCTGTGATGTGCCTGCAACCCGGTATGCAGACCGCCGAGGCACACGTTCGGCCACTGCACCTCACACTCACCCAGGGCTCTTTGATGCATCAGCTCTTTGGCTTCCGCGGTGAACTCGCCGGCCCTAGGCACTAGCGGCCTCCGCTCGCCCAGCGGGGTGAGACTTGATCAAATCGCCAATGAACTTGCGGATCACATCTGCGGTGCACTGCCGCGGGGGCTTGCCGTGCTCGGAGAAGAACTTCCCTGCGGTCTCACGCTGGTCCCACCCATGCTCGGTGCAGGCGGCGGCGAGCTCATCGAGTGCGTCGTCTACGTCGGTGCGCTCTGGGGGTGCCGATGAGCGCTCATACACCTGCGAGTCCGGGTCTGGTTCGTCGGTTGGTAGGCAGAGGGTTTGCAGCATCGCGGTACGGAAAGCCACTGAGTGCGCCTTTGCGGTGGCTTTGTCGCCGGCGTCCATGGATTCCGCTGCGGCGACAGAGATAATCGAATCGCCGTCCGGTCCGTACCAGGTGAACTCGACCGTCAGCCGTACGTGGCCCATGAGGGTGCGGTTGCGGCCCACCTCAACAGTCCCGTACTCGTAGTCCAAGACCTTAGGTACAACGATCACGCCGTGCTTCGTCAAAGCCGGATACACCGCCGATGTGACTGCGTCGATGCCGCGGAATGAAAAGCCTTGCTGCTGGTTCCGCTCACCCTTGCGGACGGCACCGACATCCTTCATCACTTCCGAGAGGGCTTGGTAGATCGTGGTCACTGCTCCACCTCCACCACGACAGCATCCAAGGCGGCGGGGCCTTCGAGTGAGAACTTCCCGCGGGCCAAAAACTCCCGGATCACCTGCTCTGTGTGCTCGGTTGGTTTCACGGTCACATACGGGTTGCCCTCGACTAGGACGATGAGCGGGGTGTCTCCATCGGAGAGCTCGCCAGACTTCTTAAGTTGCGCCAGGAACGCCGGCCTAACCTGCTCGACAGTCTCCACCTCGTCCGGGTGATTAGATTTCACCCACTTCAGCAGAGCTTTGTCGTCAACAACTTTCGCGTCAGTGCGCACCGACTTCACCGCCCTACCCACAGGCAATCCGTTAGCCCGCCCAACTACCGCGTCCCCAACCTCCATGGAATCCACAAGGTAGGAACGGCCCTGGTTCTCTTGATCTTTAAGCGCCTTACCCAAGAGGGCGTACATCGCCACATGCGCCACAGCGTCACGGCTATCACTCACCGCGGGTTCCCCTTCTCGTCGTACTCGTCATCAACCCAAAACCAGTCAGGAACAGCAGGACCAGGATCAGAGAGGCGCCGGTAATCGGTAGTGAGCCAATCGGACATACGGACACCACGACTCATGAGGGATCACCGAGAACTTCGATATAGGGCGCGAACTCCCGAATGAAATTGTGCCCATCAGGTATTCCGCATCGACTACCGATAGGGTCGCCGACTTCCCCGTATCGCCAGCCGACGTTTCGATACACGAGACTTCGGGGCTCCCCGTTCATCCGGAACTTCCACTCCGTTCCGTCTCGGGCCTCTTCACAATCCAAACTCGGAAGTTCACGGAGCTTTGGGGTGATCAGTGATCCGGATGGGAGTGGTTCATCGTCAACCTCCACCAACTCGGGGTCGGCCACGTAAGCCGATGCCTGCTCGGGAAACCGTTCGCGCAGTGCCGGTTCCTGTTGACGGTCAACGACACGGGGTGTGCGGGGCTTGGGTACGCAATTCGTACTCTCAGGAGATACGGAATGCGTAGTCGCCGATTCCTGTTGTGCTGTTGGGTCAATTCGCTTGACCGGCTTGAACTGTTCAATGAATCGCTCGACAGGATCGTTTGCGCTGGACCACTCCCCGATCTCATCTTCCGATGAGCAGGTGTACAGGATGCGGTTTACGGTCTCCTGCAACTCGTCTCGCTCCGTGAGCGCTCGGTCCTCGGCCCTATCTAGCCGATCAACCTCCGCCTGTAGCTCATCAATCGTTTTCCCTGTCGGGTCGTAGATGACAGGCCAAGAGTCGGCGTCATCCTGTGTCACTCCTCCGTGACTGTAGGAGTCACCGATGTACGAGTACGCCCAATACGCAAACTCATCGAACTTCCGGGTAGCGATCCACTCCCCGTCTGGTCGTCGTGCGATGGTGTCAACAGGTGGCCCCTCGGGGATGCCATGGTTAGCGATATCGAAGGCAATTTGCACCTCCCAGACCGCCATCCCCACAGCCTTAGCGATCAGTTCCAACTGTTCGGCAGTCGGTTCCAGCTTTGTCATGACGCCTCCCCTAATATTGAAATCTCGGGCTCTATACCCATGGCACGCAACAAAAGATCGCGAGCATTAACCAATCTCAGACGTTCAGAAAGATCTGGCTCCGCGGCGATATGCACTGCTAGATCTAGAAGAATCGCGCCGTTACTACGCTCAGTCTTCATCGTCTGCGTACCTCCGCATATACGGGAGTGGTTCAGGCTCATAGGTAGAGGGATGCTTTGAGAGCCTGGCGATTTCACGGCGCAGCCGCAGATTCTCTTTGCGCCACTCCCGCTTATCCGACGTCTGCCAGGCCACCATGAGGGCTAGCAGGGCGACGGCCATTACGGCGATGATTTGATCTCTCACTGGAATAGCCCTCGCTTGGTCTCGTAGTAGTCGAGCGCGGCTAGTGCGCCACGTCCATAACCAGCGCGGCGTAGGGCATCGGCAGCACTGTCGCCATACAGCTCTTCAGATACGCCGTCACGCCAATGGAATTCATAGAGGCTCATGACCGCCTCGCTAACCGGACGACTGCTGCAACATGCACTGCCGCTACCGTCCCGTAGTTACAGTCACCAGACTCCAAGCGCGCCAGGATTTCACGTCCGTAGCGGTCCCACACCAACTCTGGTGATGCATCCGCTAGTAGGTCTGCGATAACTGCCAGCTCTTGGTTGAGGTGGTCGTTGGCTGTCGCGAAAAGCTGGTCGATTGAGCTCACGTTGTTCATCGCCCACCTGCCGAGTACCACAGAACGACCATGAAGAACACTGAGAATGTGAGTATCCACCCGATAGCGGTCCAGTTCTTTACCTGGTTACGGGCCTGCTCCTTCTCGCACGGCCTGCATGGGTGGAACACTTGGTGTGCGTGGCAGATTGGGAATGTGAATAGCTCGCGCATCAGTCCTCCCAACCGTGCACTAGCGGGGACTGATAGTCGGGACGGTGTGCGGTTTTCCAGCACTCCCACATCGCCCACCCGCCAAGTCCAAGCCCGCCGAGAATGATCGCGAGGAAGACGATCGCGCATATAGCAATGAGTAGGGCGAACATCACGCCGCCTCCCCTTCTTCATCTTCGGAATACTTGAACTCCATTCCGATTTGCGCGCAGGAACATGCGCGCTGTATCTCGGCATTCAATGCCCGTGGGTTGACCCCGAGTTCAGCGCTAAGCGCCGTGTAGGTCTCCAGTTCACACTTGTCGTACCGCCACAACACGGACTCCGGGTTGGGTAGTTGACTGCGGACAGAGGCCAACATCTCCTCGATTTCTTCCAAGTCAATGTCGGCTGCGCAGTCGTAAACGATTCGCTCTACAGCACTTTCGACGGTCATGACCGCGCCCCGCCTTGCTGTAGGTAGGCGATAACTTGACTGATCGCCGGTTCGGCTCCGACCGTGATGGATGCGACATTGATTCCCGCGCCATCCGCGTACAGGAAATCTCCCGTGTCTCGGAATGCCATGAGGGTTCCCCACGTGTCGTTCCTAGACACGCTCACGTGCTGAATTTTGAACGACTTCGTAAATTCCTTTACGGTCCAGCCGTTTTCCTTGGCCGCTTGTTCTATTCGCTCACGCTCACTCATACTTCTCGCCCTCCCTTGTAGTAGTCGGCGAACCGCTTCAAGAGAGTGATGTGAGTGGGGCAAAACCAGATTGCGCTGTACGCCAACACTTGTCCCGCTACATACGGGTCGATGTTCGCTTTTTTGGTGAGCGATACCCCGGTGTTGAGAACCCCATCGATCGTGGGATCAGCATCCAAGCTTCGGCATACTGAGATGCCGTACTTTTCGGCCAGGTCTTGAGCCGAGTCCGCGTGAGCTGGTGGAGCACACGAAACCGCGGTGAGGATTACGGCTACAGCCGCGATGGATCTATGCTTGAACACGCCACACCTCCAAGGTGTTGGTTGCAGTGGCGCAGGGGTGGTCGTCCGCCAAGATTGCCCACCCCTGCGTTCGGGGGGTTATTCAGTTGTTGAAAGCTCTACGCCGACTTAGGTTCAGACGGCAGGGATGCAAAGAATGCATCGAGTTCTTCCTTGGGGTACAAGGGGACCGAGCCGTCGTACCGCGGGCAGATATGCCCCAAGCGCTTGTGTTCATCCAGCTTGTAGAGGCTGATGCCGAGGTATTCGGCGGCTTCTTTACGGTTATAGGAAAGCTTGCTCATGACCACTCCTTTCCATCTACCGTCTTGGGATGAGTGATGAAGAGTTCGCGTACACGCTTCGCTACGCGGGAGAGAAGATTCCACTTACCCTTGAGCACGCCCAACAGGTAGCCAAGGCGATCGAGCTCGCCTCCGGTGGGGACACCGTCTTGTGTGACATCAACTACCTGATCGCGGATGGTCGCGGCAATGAGATGCACCGGTTCCTGATCGGGCCCGGTATCCCCGCCCTCCTGTCCGGTCCGTCCTTCCCTGTCCCAGACATCGTCGACCGGTGATATTGGCCCCTTCTTGACCTTGATAACCAGGTGGCGGGCAGGACGATGCAGTTCTTCCTGCACTATCTCCCGTACTCGGGATTCAGAGATGGTCATGTCGTCGTACCTGGCTGGCATACAGCAGGAATTTCGAATCCGGGAATCGTCAGCTTTGGCTCCGGGAGGCATCCCGCTCTCGCTACACACGATGAGCAGACTCGATATGTCACCGTCATTGGGTCCGCGGGGTTCGGATGGCAGCTTTCGAACGTTGCCATCGCCTGATCCCCGGGCACTCCAAGAGTCATGAGGCCGGCCACGCACCATTCCGGCGATCCGCGGAAGGCTAGTGCTGTGTCTGTGCCCTGAAAGCACACGATGCAAGATGACGCGCTCATGCCACTCCCACGATCCCGAGGTTCCACCAAGGGTCGACACGCTTACCGCTGCCGCGGTTGTAGAAAATGATCATGGCGTGTGCGAAGCATTGCGCCCCGGGGTTACCGGTAGTGTCCCGCCACTTTCGCGCCTCGCGGCGAAGCTCTACAACGCCAATCTTGTTGAGGCGCATTATCAACTTGTCTTCCTCTATGGCATCGCCGTACCGATCCTTGATAAGCGCCAATGCCGCGATCGGGTCCCGCTGGAATCCGTCATATCCATATGCGTCTCGGATCACCCGCAGCGCAAAGGCAAGTGAGCCCGGTCCTGACTTGTTGTAAGTGTTGACAAGTGCGGTGACGCAACCGATCTCTTCGAGATCCTTGCTTAGTCCGATCACTAGGCCAGCCGATCGCGCGATGCGGTCTATGTCAGTTTCAATAGGGCGTCCAGCCGTTAGTGCAACCTTGTATTTCGACATAGGAGTCTGCGCTTTTACCGAGTTGAGCCGAAGGAACAGATCCGCCTCATCCGCCGACGTCAGACCCTCATAGATATGACACTGGACCTGCTGATCCGATCCCATCCATTGGATAGCTGCAGACTTACGGTGCTGGCCGTCAATGACGTAATACCAGCCGTCCCTGTAGGAGACGTGGAGCATGCCCATCACATCCGGGTTGAACTCGGCCGCAAGCCGATCCACCCACGCCTGATTCAGTGCACGTTGCGCTACAGGGCTTACTTTCATCTGATCTAGCCGCACCCAACCGATGCGGGAAGTGAACTCGATGCGCTCGGGCTTAGACATCGTTGATCTCCTTGAGATGTTTGTTGATTTGCTTCCAGGCGTTACGTGCTTGATTAGTAAGGGTTTCCAGTTCTCCAGGTTCAACCGCTCCGGCGGTTATCCATTTGATGTTCTCCGCGAAAGCCGCAATGCTGCCAGTGATTTCAGCTAGGAACTCGGTGGGCGAATTACGGAACGGCCACTTGGTGGTGACGGGCTCGGCCACGGCGGCGTCGATCAGCGGATCGTCGGCATCTACGACTTCCCTTGCGTCCTGAGCTTTGGCCTTGCACCTGCGGGCCACGCTGGCGCGAGACAGATTTCCCTCCAAACGAGCCTCAGTGAGAGCTTCCTCGAACATCTCGTCAGAGACGCCATCGGTCATGGCGTAGATACCCTCGGCCCCAGTCTTACCGGAGAGCTCAGATTGCTTGGCGAAATCCGTTGGCGTTGGCCGACGATCACGCACATCGGTAGACGATGGGCATGATCCTCGCGTGCCGGGCGTTGGGGTCCCACCTCCATCGTTGTCAGCACGCGAGGTCACTTCACCTCGCGCCTGCCCTTCGCGGATGCCAACCCCAAGTCCACGCTCGGCACGCCGCACGAACTCGGCGGCATGCAACTGCATGTCGTTAGCCATACGGAGCTGCTTCGCGATCTCCTGAATCGTTGCAGCCTTACGTTTCGCCTCCGCAATTCCTGGAAGGTCCTGGGCCGCAATAGCAACCAGCAGCCCCACGTTGGACTGCACGAGTAGCTCTGTCACGTGATCAATCTGCTGATCCGGGGTCCAGCGCTGCATTGCGCCGACCTTCTCTTCTACAGTCGGTGGCAGCACATCGAGCACTTCACCTTCGACAACCGTGGTCATGCCGCGCCTCCCAATTTTTCGATCAGCTTGTCGATTCCCAATGGGGTGACACGGACCTGCGGCGTCCGCAGGTGGATACGGCCATCGTCGGCGATCCACTCACCGTTGGGCTTCTCGGTGAGGTATCCCGCATTTATGGCTGACTGGTATGCGCGCGGGCGGCCCTTGTGGTCTTTGTATGTCCACCTGATTGCCCTTAGGGACTCCCCGAGCTTGATCTCACCTGTCTCAATGCCCGAGCGGCACAGCACCTTCGCGGCTTCATTGACGTCGTAGTCGCCATCGGCGGATAGGAAGTTGTCGAACTTTCGAGCCTTGGGCTCAAGTTCAGCAATACGGGCGTCGCGCTGGTCGATCATTACCTTGGCATCCAGTAGGGCCAGGGCGAACCGCTCTTCGCGAGTGGCAGGAAGGCGCTCGGAGTCTAGGAGGTGATCCCGGACCTTTCGCGCTACTGGCGAGTCACGCAGAAGCATCCCGACGCGCAGCACGGCACGGCGCGGGTAGAGGGTGATGGAGCGTGCCTTTGGGTCGAGATTTGAGACCTGCATGTTGAAGGTCTCAAGAAACTCGGTGCGCGACAAAACCTGGATCCCATCGTCATCCAGCTCTTCGCGGTTGCGCATCACGACGGCCTGGATCGTCTTGGTAGGCACCTCGTAGAACGACGCGACTGCGTCGGTGGTGACATGCGCATCGTCGGGCAGCATCCGCAGGACGCCCACCTTGTCGAGCACATCGGTTCGATCGGCTAGCGCGTCCCGATCGGCACGTGCCGAGGCAAGGGTCAAGTCGGAGCTCATCAAGCCACCTCATCGACGGTGGCTGGGATCCGAACAGGAAGTTCGCGACCAAACCGGTGCTGGTAGTGCCAAGCGAGCTTCTGCAGTCGCTTCAAACGGCTGGGCGTCATTGGCTCGGCAAGATTGAGGCATGCGGTCGCGTAGTCGGCGTACTCGTCGGCGGTCCATGTTTCGCGACTGCCGCGGCCGAACAGATTCCAGCGCGGCCGGCCCGTCTGGATCGCCTCGCGCTCGGCATCGCGTCCGGACCACTTGTCGGGGTACACCTTCGAGGTCACCCGCGCGGCCTGGTATGCCCACCATGAGTTCATCTCGTGCGAGCGCAGACGCCCGAACAGGTTCTTCGTGCATCCGACATAGATGAGCCGGCTGTCATGGTCGAACACCCGGTAGACGTAGTGGGCGGACATCAGGCCACCAGCCCAGCTGCGCGCTCGTCCAGAACCTCACGAACTACATCGCGGATAAGTTCGCGTAGTGCGATCGAACGCCCGTCAGAGTCGTTGGCGCGGTCGCGTTCCAGCACGCTTACCGGGCAATTGAGGGCTGTGGCGATCTTCTTTACCTGGGTGGCATTCGGCCAACGGTGACCACCCTCAAGATCCGACAAGTATCCGAGGCTAACGCCTGATTCCTTCGACAAGGACGCCAGACTGTGGCCATCCTTGGTGCGGATGACGCGGAGCTCCTGCCATATGCCGAACTCGCTGATTCTCTTGCTACTCATCAGGATTCAAACCCCTCGGCCGCGAGGTCCCAGACCCAAGCGGGCCACGAGTTGACCCAGCCGTAGAGCTGATGCTGGACCTGGGTTGGCTCCACGCCATGACCGCGGCCGATCCGGCCAGCACACCCGCCGAGCTTTTGGAGGAACTGTGTGCTGGTCGGAAGATCGTGCAGTCGGGCATAGGCGATGGCCGAGAACCAGTCGTGTTTGCCTTCAATGGCGTCGAGTCGCGCTTCCGTCTTTGATGCAATCTCTTTTGCCTCGGTCGCTTCTCGCTGGGCGGCCTCGATCTGGTCGATGGCGGCGCGGAGTACGTCGAATTGGTTGACGGCGGGCGCGATAACCGACCGCTTGTTGAAGTAGGCGTCAAGCGCCTTCTTGGCCTCGCGCTGCAATGCGATTAAGGCAGGGCGAGCTTCCGCCGCTACCCGGTTCTCGTCGATCGTGGCCAGCCACATAGGGATGGTCTCGGCGTCGATCATGACCATTTCCCGAGTTTTGCCATCCGCAGCAACCATAGGTTTCTGACCCACGGTTGCCCATGACCTGCGGTTCAGCTTCCGCAATTGGGTGGGCATGTCGATGCCCAGCGAATCGCACATCGGCTTAAGCGCAGCCCACTCGTGGTCGTCGAACTGGGCAGCCATGAGATCTGGTGCGCCGGGAACGGGCACTCGGACAAGTTCTGTGCTCACTGACCCTCCTTGGGCTTGAACCAGGCGAACCTGGTACGCACCAAGGTACTGCGACAAGGTGCGTAATGCAAGACCCTTGTCGCAGACGGGTTGATTTTTGGCCCTGAACTGCGATGTTCGAAAATCACAAGCGTGTGACTGCGAAACACATCGAAAGTGCGAAAACTGGACTTCGCACCTCTGCGCGTAGCAAGGTTGACCTGTGCAGATACCCACTCAGACACCAGAGGCGAAGCTGCTCGAAGAACTTCGCCAGGCCGCACGGCCGAAGCTGTCAGTACGCAGGGCTGCAACGATGGCTGGAATCAGTGAGGGCCGCTGGCGGCAGATCGCAAAGGGGTACAACCAGGTATCCAAAAACACCTTCGTCGAAAGCGTCGCCCCGGCTGACACGCTGGCGCGCATGGCGCGAGTGGTCGGAGCCACGCCAGGTCAACTACGTGAAGCGGGCCGAGACGACGCCGCCGACGAGTTAGAGGAGCTGCTTCTCGCGGGAAGTGTGAAGTCGCTAATTCCAGCAGCCGACACGGCACCCGAGCGGGATGAGACCCGCGCCGCCCAGGCACTGGTTGATGCGGCCGAAACCCTGCTCGATGTGATGCTCCGCCTCGTAAAAAATGACCCCGGTCGAGCTGAACATGTACGCGCAGCCATCGCCGAGCATGAGCAGTTGAAGCGTGCCTTGGGGCCACTCTTGGACACGGTCGCCGGCATGCGGCAGTACAGCGTCCAAGTCAGTGAGATCGTGCGGCGCCACCTACTCCGAATCCCGGAGCCAACACGCGAAGAGCTCGCTCAATTCACGATTACAAAGGAGGCAACCCATGCAGTACACATTGATTCGACCCCGCAACCGGATGCACCGACGGAAGCCGTCGAAGACGAGGAGGTATACGACTTCGACGAGTTCGGAGAATACGGCCTAGCTGCACGCAGGGTGACGGACGAAGACAAGCCGCAGTGACCGGCCCCTACCGGTAATTGCCGATCGTCTCGTTGGGGTGGCTGGTACACACCCTCACCAGAAAGACCACTCCCGCGTTCTTCCCGGCAGGGCTACCACCAACCGCATACCAGATACGGGCGCCACCAGGCAGTTCGTACTGCCACTGCTCCATCTCAACGCCCTGCACCTGCGTATATGCCAGATCGCCCCTGAGCTGGTGGACTCCCTCGGAGCTTGTATTTGGAGTCCGTGTGAGAAAGTCCCAAGCATCCACAACAGCATTTTTGGCCGTTGCTATGAGGTCAATCCAACCCTTCTGCGCTTCCCGAGTGGCGAACTGAATCTCATACTCGGCACGCTTCAGTGGACGCGGAACGGGCTGGCTACGTTTAGATCCCACCGGCTACGCGGGGCGTGGAACCACAGGCAGATCAGGCAGCCAAGTCAGGTCGTCGTTATCGCGCGGCATCCCCGAAGCGTACGCAAGTGCAGTCGCTCGCCATGACTGAAACGCATCGAGAAAATGCTCGAAAGCCCCCAAGTCAGCGGCGCTCCACAACAGCGGCTCCATCTCTGCGACGTAAGCCTTACGCTCCTCGTCACTGAGTTCTGCAGTCCAAGGGAACGGTCGCAGAAGGGCCTGATCAACATCGCCCTTGTAGCCAACGACTGCGTGCAACACCCGAGCGGTCAATGCCATACCTTCGCGAAGCCGGTCGGCGTCATCGGCGCGCATGAGGATCAAGTCGTCGGCATCGCGCCGCGTAATCCGCACTGCGCCGCGCTCCGTCTGCGCGGCCACCGATGAGGGATCGCGCAGTAGGGCGGTGAAGGTGGCGGTACTCATGTCACAACGATAACGCACATCAGAGGTTTCTCTGATGTGATTTGGCAGACCCTTGCCGTGGAGAAGTTACATCCATGTAGTTCCTGGTCAGAGCCATTTTTGTCAGTGGGGGACGCTAGCTTCACCGTCATGAGCCAACGATGGCATCCATGGCGTCACGCCGCCGATCACTACCCCCATGTGGTCATCAACTGCCGACGCGAACTACCGGCGCAAATCTGGGGATTCACCAGTTTCCCGAACCGGAAGATCTGGCTATGCAAACGCCTGCAACAAGTCCATCGCCGCTGCACCCTCACCCATGAACTGATCCATTGGGAACGTGGTCCCCTGCCTGCCGATCCACGTGCCGCAGCACGTGAGGAACGCATCGTTGACGAGCTTGCCGCGCGTCGACTCATCACCCTCGACGATCTAGTCGAGGGACTGCGATGGACCCGCGACCCTGTCGAACTCGCCGAGGGGCTATGGGTTGACGGCTCGACGCTGCGCACCCGGATGTCCACCCTCGACCCGATAGAGACCGCCCAGCTTGAACATGAACTAGGGGACGAATGGCTATGGATACCGTGAAAATCGCTGAAGTACTTGAATTTGAACGCATCTGGTGGCGACGGGTAGGTGACAAAGAGGAAGCCATCTGGGGACGGTTCGGGCTCTCCCCCGTCAGGTATTACCAGAAGCTCAACCGGATCCTAGAAAGTGAAGACGCCCTGAAGTCTGATCCGGTGACTGTAAACCGATTACGTAGAATCCGAACGCCTCTTAATCCCCCAGATTGGCGCACAGGGTTATAACCGAGTCGTAGAATGTGCAGGTCAAGGGAGGGTGCGATGGAAGAGCGGGAACCGACAATGGTGTCGCCGACAGCACTAGCCGAAACTGGCGTTGTTGAGACAGCGCCCACCGCCTGGTCCGAGACGGAAGAGCTCGAAGAGCCTGAACCGTACGACGATCCCCGCCGGCGCAACTGGTTAATCAGCGGGGTCATCTTCGCCGCTACAGCAGCGGTCGCGGGGTTGGTTGCCGGTGGCGGATACGTGTTCATTCAACAGGATCGAGCCGAAACATCCACTGCTGCAACCGCCGCTCCACCACCTCCTGTAATGAGCTCGAACGTTCTGCTGCCGCCCACTCCAATACCACCCGTGCCATCGAAGGTCCTACAGCCGCCACCGACCACCTTGCTCGCTCCACAACCACCAGCCGATGAGGTCGGGTTCATCGCCTCGATCGAATCGTTGGACCACTATGCAATCACGTGCGCGAGGTGTGCACAGGACGCGGTCAAAGTTGGATATCGGGCGTGCCAGGGCTTCGACACCGGTGGTTCCGTGGCTGCAATCAACGCCGTGAAAAGCGCGTACGACAGCGATAGCGACAACAGTGACTACTACGCCACCCTATTCGCGCAATACGCGTCAGTGCATCTGTGCCCACAACACCAAGGGGAGATCGGTCCGATCTAGCCCAGCAGCTCGTTGAGGTTCGACAGTGCCGCCCTTGCGGGTTCGTGGTCGACGTGTACGTAGATCTGCTGGGCCACCGCTGATGAATGGCCGACTACCTTCATGCGGGTTTCTTGGCTGACGCCAGCATTGTTGAGCAGGGTGGCGGTTGTATGCCGCGCCGAGTGCATCGAGCGGTATGGGACGCCGGCGGCTTTCACCAGCGCGCGCCACGCATCGGATGCATCTGTCGGTGAGATTGGGTGTCCGTCCGGGTGGCGCCACACCAGCCCATGTGGATTCGGACCCGTGTCCGTTTTGGCGTAAGCCTCCATGATCGCCTGGAGTGGTTTGGTCATGGGAGCTACGCGGGCACCGGCTTTCGTCTTTGGCTTCGTCCACGCCAGAGAGAGGTGGCAGGGGCGGTGTTTGAATCCTCTGGGGAGTTCGGGTGGGAGTTGTTGGAGCTGCCAGGAGAAGTCGAACAGTCCTTTCTCAAGGTCGCATCGGTCCCATTCCATGCCGATAATCTCGCCCTGGCGGGCCCCGGTGAAGAACAGGGCCGCCCACATCGTGGCCCATGGGTCGTTGAGTTTGATCGCGGTTGCGATGATCTGACGGGCCTCATCGAACGTAAAGGGCTGGCGCTCGATTGCAACATGCTTGGGTTTGTCGACGACCGCGGCAACATTCTTATCCAGCATGCCTTCGTCCATCGCATCACCCAATGCTTTAACGAGGGTCTGATGGGCTTTCTGCGCGTTGCGTGTCCCGTTTTTGGCGATCATCTTGCGCACATCCGCTGGGGTGAGCTTGCCCAGTCTCGTTCCACTGTCAAGAAAAGGGAGGATGTAGAGGCGGACGGTGGTCTCGTAGTACTTGAATGTGGTTGGCCGTACGCGAGGCTTCTGGATGGTTTCAAGCCAATGAGAGAGCCACTGCTCCAGTGTGGTGTTGGAGGTTGTGGGGGCTTTGCCTGATGCGATCTCAGAGCGCAGTGTGCGCAGCTTCGCCAGGGCGGTTGCTTTGTCTTTCGAGGAGACGGTTCGGCGGCGGCGCTTACCGTCTTCGGTGGGGATGTCGACAGCTCCAACCCACATGCCATCGCTGCGTTTGTAGAGTCCGCCGTCACCGCGGGTGCGCCTTTGCCCCAT